GCTAGTAAGAAGCCCGAAGCAAATGTTGCAGCACCGGAAATTGGTGCGCACATCATCGGCGACTTCCTTGCTAGTAAGAAGCCCGAAGCAAATGTTGCAGCACCGGAAGTTGTAACGTCTGTGGCTAAAAAAAAGTCATTTTTAGAAATCATAACATTTGGTCTTTATAAACCACGTAATTAATTAAAAATGATATTTTAATATTTATATTTAACCGTTTGGTATTCCAAACTAATGAAAGGAAACATATATGGATAAAATTATAAATACACTAAAAGGGTTGTGGGAAGATTTAAAACCCACGTTACTACAGTGGATATGGCCATTCGCCGTATATAAAAGAAATCCAGATGGAACTATTAAAATAAATCCTAAAACTAAAGAAAAAGAAATAAATTACTTAGGTACGGTAATAGCTAGGTTATTATCTTTAGTAACTGCAGTATGGGGAACTAGTGAAGTATTGGGAATTCCCGTTGCAACTTGGGTATTTAATCTTTTAAAGTTGTTTGGTTTGGAATAATAAAATAATATAAATACTAATAAAAATAAAACCATCCTAATTAATACTTGGGGTGGTTTTTTTATTTGATTTTATCACTAAAAAATACTATATTGTATTAAATAATATGACTAATATGGAAAAAAACTATAAATTTAAAATTGGTGACAAAGCGTGGAAGCCAAAGGGTTACAAGTTCCCTTGCACCATTGTTTCTGTTTTTGAAACAACAAATGGTTCCATTAGAATAGTTGCCGAAATGGATGATAATGGTATGCTTCACATTTTCAATCAAGATCAATTAGAACACTACACAAATGAGTAATGCGTAAGATACTTTTTTTAGATCACGATGGTGTCATTTGTCTTCCTGATAATTGGGGAAGTAGATTTAAGAAAAACGCAAAGTTTGACGATTTTGATAAAAAAGCTATTAAGGTCTTAAACCAAATTATAGATGAAACTAATTGTGAAATTGTTGTATCGTCCGATTGGAGATATAAGGCTACATTAGATCAGTTACAAGAATTATACACCGAACGAGGAATTAAAACATCTCCTATATCTGTTACCTATATGCCTAATTTACCACCAAGTTCGTTACTTGAACGACAGCGAGCTGGTGAGATAGATATGTGGGTTACCGAAAACTTAACTGATGGCGATAGTTGGGTGGTAGTTGATGATCTTGATATGAGGTACTTTTTAAAAGATAACTTTGTATGGACTCCTAGATATTTAGAAGGAATTAAACAAACTGGAATTAAAGAAAAAATAATAAAAATATTAAATAGATGAAAGCAAAATTAGAATTTAACTTACCTCAAGAACAAACAGAATTTAATGATTGCCTTAATGGTAATAGTTACAAATCTATTATTAGGGAGTTGGACATTTATTTAAGAAATAAAATAAAGTATAATGAAGATACTTTAAATAACGATGAAATAGGTATGTGCGAAAATATAAGAGATACATTATACACATTAATAGAAGACCACAATGTTACAATAGAAGATAATTAATATAATATGAATAATTTAGACGAACAATATAAACAATTAGTTAAAGATATTCTTTACCAGGGGATATCTAAATCAGACAGGACCGGTACTGGTACTCTATCTGTATTCGGTAGACAAATTAGACATAAGATGTCAGATGGGTTCCCCCTACTTACTACCAAAAAGATGCCATTTAAAACAATTGTAACAGAGTTACTATGGTTCTTAAGAGGAGATACAAACATCAAGTATTTGGTTGAGAATGAATGTCGCATTTGGGATGGGGATGCATATCGTTTTTATTTAGATGAATGTAACAAAATAGAAAAAGATAGAAAAACTTTATAGTTTTTATACAAATCACCATATTTATATTAAAAACAAATATGGAAACAAAATATTTTTTATACATCAAAACGAGTCCTTTGGGTTTAAAGTATCTTGGTAAAACAACTAAAGACCCTCATTTATACTCTGGAAGTGGTAAGATTTGGAAACGTCATATAAAAAAACATAACTTACAAAGTTGTGATATTAAAACCGAAATTGTTCTTGAAACAACTGATATTCAAAAGTTAATAGAGATGGGAATACAATTAAGCAAACTGTATAATATAGTTGAATCTAAGGAGTGGGCTAATCTGATAGAAGAAGGGGGAGATGGTGGGGATACCTCAAAATTTATAGATTATTCAGACGCTAGAAGACACGACCCTTCTCGCAGTAAACACCTTAATTTGTGGTTAGAAACTGCAACTGAAGAAGAACGAAAGAAGGTATTGAGAGAAAGAATTAGCAAAGTGGATTTTAAAGATAGATCTAAGAAAGCAAAGCAAAATACAGATTGGGACAGTTGGCGAGAATCCATTAAAAATAGGAAAACGGATTATTCGTTTTTAGACAAGATACATGAACGAAATAAAAAACCTATCTACCAGCTCAACCTCGTTGGTGATATAATTTGTGAATTTAAATCAGCAATTGATGCTGCTAATGAGTTAAATATAAATGTCGGTACCATAAGACACTGTCTCACAGGAAGAAATAAAACGGCATTTGGGTATAAATGGAAATATAAAAACATACAAAATGAAAGCAAATAAAAACGATTTACACGAAAGTGGTAGACCTTATACAAAAGAAGAATTTATCAACAAAATCAAAACCGATGATGAGTTTTCCCAAAAGTGGGGTAAGTTAGGACCAATTTATGGAGCACAGTGGCGTAACTGGAATGGTAATGTTGATCAAATATCCGATTTAATTAAACAATTAAAAGAAAATCCGGACTCTCGTAGGTTAATTGTAAATGCGTGGGCAGTAGATGACCTTTCAGATATGGTGCTTCCACCTTGTCACTATAGTTTTCAAGTTTATACGAGAGAGTTGAGTATAGAAGAACGCGTGAGATATTATGAAACAACACTTGGTAGATTACACTTTGTTCCACCAACTATTGACTTAATGAATAAAGAAAACATACCAAACCGAGCAATCTCTCTAATGTTCAATATGCGAAGCACTGATGTTGGATTGGGATTACCTTTTAATTTAGCCTCCTATGGATTATTACTTATGTTTATTGGTAGATATGTTAATATGGTTCCTGATGAATTGATATTCAATGGTGGAGATACTCACATATACAGTAATCATATTGAACTAATAAAGGAGCAATTAGATAGAGAATCGTTTGAGTTGCCTAAAGTGGAATTTAATGAAGAGTTGCTTAATATGATGCACGCTATACCTGAAGTTCCGTTGGATATTGATAGTTTAATAAATAGTTTAAAACCATCTGATTTTATACTTAGGGACTATAAATCACACGCTACAATTAAGTTACCGCTTTCAAACTAAATAAAAAGTTGATTTTTAAAATTAAATTAAGTATATTATAAAATAAAGTAAAAACACGAATGAGAAAAATAGCTTACACCTACGATGATATCCAACTAATTCCAAAATATAGTGAAGTCGGTTCTCGTAAAGAAATTAGTTTAAAATCAAAGTTAACTAAAAACTTTGATATTGTTAGTCCGTTTGTCGCTGCACCGATGGACACGGTTTGTGAATATGATATGGCAGTCCGGCTTTTATCAATGGGTGGTGTTGGGTGTATTCATAGATTTATGGCAGTTGATGACCAATCCAAAATTATCCAAAACTTAAAATCATATATTAGTCAAAACAAAGAACAATTAAATTCAGTTTGGGGTGATTTAGAAATTCCAATTATGGCTGCGGTTGGTGTTGGTGACAATGAACGTAACCGAGTTATAGAATTGGTAAAGGCTGGGTGTAATATAATTTTAATTGATGTTGCACACGGTCATCATAAAAATGTAAAGGATATGATCAGTTGGGTTAAGAGACATCATTCAGTTGATGTCATTGCTGGTTCAGTTGCAACTTATAGTGGAACTTCGGATTTAATTAAATGGGGTGCGGATGCCGTTAGAGTTGGTATCGGTGGTGGTTCATTGTGCACTACTCGCATTGAAACTGGTATGGGTATCCCATCTGTAACTTCAATTGAAGATTGTGTAAAGGCTCAAGCTGAACTTGAATTCGTTTATGGGTTGGTTCCTATAATTGCGGACGGTGGTATTAGAACATCTGGTGATATTGCAAAGGCAATTGCAGTTGGGGCGGATACCGTTATGTTGGGTTCTTTATTAGCTGGAACAGTTGAAACTCCTGGTTCTATTATTGAAAAGGGTAATCAACTATATAAACGATATAGAGGTTCGGCATCCTTGGAGACTAAAACAACACACGGACTTGAAAGTAGAAATGTAGAAGGTGAATCAACCGTTATTCCTTTTAAAGGTGGTGTAAAATACACCATAATGAAATTACAAGATGGTTTACGATCTGCATTATCCTATGTCGGGGCAAGTGATATACTCACATACCAAGGAAACACAGATTACGTTGTTATTACATCCGCGGGAATGAATGAAGCAAAACCGCATAAACTATTTTAATAATAAAAAAAAGGATAATATAAATGGAAGATAATACTTGGTCGGATACAATACATTTAGAAAAGCCACCGAAGCCAGAATGGCTGTCTCTTGAACATTTGGCAAATATACAAAAAGATGATATAAAGCCAATTATAAAAGATGTTGGTATTTTATCTAATAAAATTGAAAGCTCATCTATAACTGATGATGAATTAAATAGAATTTCGGCTCTACTTGCTGTTTATTTAAAACTATATGGTGGAGTTGGATTATCTGCAAATCAAATTGGAATTGATAAAAGAGTATGCATTATAAATGTCAAAGATCCTTTGATTTTGGTTAATCCCGTTATTACTGAATATTCCCAAGACTCTGTTGTTTATATGGAGGGTTGTTTATCAATTCCAAATACATTACGAAAACCAAAATCTACAATCAGGGCTAAATCAATCACAGTTAAAACTGATAATTTGGGTGAGTTGGTTTTTAGTGCAGATAAAGAAGAATATAAAAATTTTAATGATGTTATGTCAGACACGGGCTTGCTAGAATGTGTTACTGCACAACACGAGATTGACCACTTGAATGGAATTTTAATAACCGATAAGCGTAGGATATATTCAACGCAAGTTGTGAATGATAGGAAATACGGCAGAAATGACAGAGTTATGATTAAATCAATGGATGGTAATGATTCAAAATTTATAAAATATAAAGATGCATTACACTTTATTGAAAAAGAAGGTTATATTTTACAATAAAGGATATTTATATGAATAAAGCAAAATTAAGTTTTGAATTTTTGGACATCGATGATGAATTTATAAATCGCGAGGCATCTAAAATAGAATTTATAGTACCAGATAATATGAATATATGGGAATATAAAATAATGTGTGTTAGATTAGCACAAGCTATTGGATATCAAGAAAGTAGCATCAAACTTGCATTTGGTGACAATCTTTATGATAAATTAGATGAAAGCAATAATATATTCAAAATAAATTTAAATGGGGAGCTTGATGGCTGATACTGATGGTATATCGAATGAAGATTTACAAAAAATAGTAACAGAAACATTTACTTTAATGGAATTTTTATTGCTATATATGTTTAAATACAATATCGTAGATGAAGATTCATTCAAGCAAGAATTAATACAATTTTATAATAATGGAAAACTTATGAACACTGACAATAAGAAAGTTAAATATGATAAATTTGATATGTTAAATATTAAAGATTCTATATTTAATTTTACGAATACAGGTGAATCATAAAAATGACTATTTTTTTGTTTTCTTATACTTATAACTTCGTATACCATTTAAATATGGAGATAGCAGGTTTCGACTTAAAATAACTAAAAGTTATCAAAGTGGAAATAAGTATATATAAAAATTAATACATTATAAACTCAAATACTATAATCTCCACAATATAAATCTTAACTAGTATAAAGGAAGATAAAGATGAAAATTCTGAAAATACTTTTTCTAGTATTATCTATATATTTATTTACAGATAGTGCTTTAAAAAATCAACCCATTAGTCCCGAATTGACTGCTGAAATTCTAAAAAATTATAAACCAGATACTATCGAATATGAAATTCGTGGTGATTTGTATGATTTTATGGATGCTGTTGGTAAAAAGGAATCTAATGGAAGGTATAATATAGTTAGTAGATATGGGTATTTAGGTAAATATCAATTTTCTAGTAAAACATTAAGAGGCTTGGGTATTTATACGTCACATAGTGAATTTTTAAAAAACCCGAGATTACAGGATGAGGCAATGGTAAAATTGCTTAAAAAAAATAAAGAAAGATTACAACCATATATTGATAAGCATACACTAGACGGAACGTCCGTGCAAAATGTATTGATTATAAATAATACACCGATAACTGAAAGTGGAATATTAGCAGCTGCGCATTTAGGGGGTCCTGGGTCAATAGTTACTTACTTTGAGCGTGGACAAGTTTCAAGAGATGCATTTGGCACTAGTATCACATATTATATGGTTAGATTTTCAGGATATAAGTTAGAACTTTAAAATATGATTTACGCATTATTTTTAATTAGTTTTATTTTAAATTTTTTGTTGATAATAGGTTTGTTGAACTTATTTAAGAAATTGGATAAACTTGAGCAAATCTATTTATCAACAAAAATAAAAATAAATAATATTTACAAAGAATTGGTGCAAATAGATAGTATGGGTCTATTTGAAAAAGATGATTATGTTGGTTCTACATTCGATAGTATTAAGCGATTGATAGACGAATATAATAAAAATATATAACACATAATGGCACGAAAAAAGAAATCAAAAATTTATTTTGGTATAACAGCGCAAAACGCTATTATTGAGTATAACAATACATTAGACCCAATAAAAAAATCAAAAATCTATAAAGATAAGATACAATATCCATTTGAAAAATTAGCTGAAAATGTGTTAAATACTTATGGATTTTCTCATTTTGACGATTCACCCGATGATATAAAACGAGAGGTTGTATCTAATTTGATTGAGAAAATAGATAAATATGATGTTACACTGGGACGGGCGTTTTCATACTTTACGGTAATCGCTAGGAATTATTTAATGCTAAATGACATTAAAAATTATAAGCGATACCAGAAAGTCTCTACCATTTCCGAAATGCCAGAAAGTTGGGATGTTGAAAATGGTTTCTATGATGAAGAGTTAGCTAATGATTATTTGGAATTTAAAAATCTTCTTATTGAGTTTTGGGACACAAATATACCAACTATATTTACAAAAAAACGTGAAATAGATATAGCATACGCAATTTTGGAATTAATAAAGCGATCTCAATATATTGAAAACTTTAACAAAAAAGCCTTGTATATCTATATTAGAGAAATGACTGGATGTAAAACCCACAACTTAACAAAAGTTGTTAATATTATGAAATTTTATTATAAAAAACTATCCAATAATTTCTTTGAGCACGGTCATATAGATAATGTAAAAATAGTTGAATTAAATAATATAGCAAAATTTATAGATAGTGAATATGAAGATTATATAGACGAATATGAATTTGGAAAAGACGAATATAAATTTATAGATTATGATTAAAATGGAAAGCTAAACCCTTTCCATTTTTTGTTTATATATATACTTATATTTATGAGTACAGATTTTGAACTATTTAAAGGTAAAAGTTTAAGCGACCTATTTAAAGATATTTACTCCAACCAAGTCACAAAAAAGAATAAAATATCCGAACAGATAGACTTTGTAAGGAGTATGATTAAAACTGGTGGTGACTTATCTGCCGTTGGTAATGTTTTAACTGATTTAATTGAATCATCTATAAAAAACGATGAGCAATTAGTTAGGTTAGCATCCGTTGCACAGAAAATAATTACATCAGAGAAAAAAGGATCAGCGGATGGTGTGCTATTAACGGAAGATGAAAAACGGCAATTACTAGTTGATATTGACAGTATATTTGATGATAATAAAAAAATAGAATATTCCATTAAAGAGACTAATGATAAAATAAAAAATTTATGAGTGTATTAAATAATATATCAAATAATATACAATTTGAAAACAAGTCAAATTTTAACAAAGACGATAGAACCGTAAGTTTAGCGACTGTTGCCGATGTTATATTAGATGAGTCACACCCTGAAGTTAGAAAACTTCAAGGAGTTGTTGATAAGGATACTGCGGTAGTTGGTGCGATTGTGGTAAAAAGATCATCAAATTGGAAAACGCGAGACGAACAATTCCAAATAGCATATCCACTTGACAGAAATATTATAAATCTACCGGTAAAAAATGAAATTGTAGAAATAATACAATCACCTACTGGGCGTGCATATTATAGAGTTTGCACTACGGTGGTAAATCCAAGTGAAACCGCAAATAAAACAAATTTAAAAGAAGTTAGGGGATATTATGATACATATGGTGGGGGACAAGCTCAATCCACTGCCTCTAAATATGGAAATGTCGCATCAACTGGTATATCAAAAACAAAAGGTGCGGATTCTCCATATAATGATGAAAATTATGGTAAGTATTACGAAACGGATAATAAACTACATAGATTAAAATTATACGAAGGTGACTTTTTAATTGAATCTAGATTTGGGCAATCTATTAGATTTAGTGGATATGACAATAAACCTCAAAAAATGTATCCATCTATTACTATTAGAAATAGAGAAAATAGCTTGTCTAAAAAACAAAAGAAAAAGGGTCAAATTACAGTTGAGGACATAAATAGAGATGGTTCTATATTAATAATGTCATCTGGTAAAAAAGAACTACCATTTCAACCTGGAACTGTCAATGAATCAAATAAATCAAATTTTGTCACAAAACCTAAATCATTTCCAGATTATCCAAAAGTTTTAGATGAAGACCAAGTTTTAATAAATTCAGGTCGTATTATTTTATCCTCTAAAACAAAAGAAATGATAATGTGGTCAAAGGGTAATACAGGGCTAATATCAGATGGGCACTGGAGTTGGGACTTGGCAAAGGGTATTACGGGTGACATTGGTGGAAACTGGCACGTAACTACCAATAATTTTGATTTTAGAGTATTTGCAGGTCACAAAGGAAGATGTATATTAGGATCAGGTCCCAACTTGCAAAATATACCACGTGGTAATGATTTAAACCAATGGTTAGGCGAATTGATAGACTTAATTATAACAAACATTTACTATATTGCAACGGGTACAACACCACCACAGACACTGCCAGGACCAACTAATAATATTCCAAAGTATCTTGCTTTAAAAGCAAGGTTACCTAGACTATTGAGTAGATTAAATTTTACGGGAAATGACCCAAGTGTATCTAGAGTAGGAAAGGATCAAGCGCCCCCAGGTGATGATTCGCCACTAGAAGAGTCACAAGAATTTTTAGGTTTCGTAAAAACAACTGGTAAGGTGCCGTCACTTGGAACTATAGTTGAAGCTGCACCATCGGTTCAAAATAACACAGAGGCTTTAAAATTAATTGATACACCAACAGTTCCACTTAATGATATTAAAGAAGCTGTGATATATCCAAAGGTGGGTGGCACTAAACCGCCAATGCCAAAAGACTTTCAATGTAAGGGTTATGAAAATGCTAAAATTCCTGTAAAAGATTTAGTTGGTGTAGAAAAAGGTGGAAAATCAAGATACACCTATAATGGAACTGGTGGTTGGTTCTTACTTCACCCACAAGCTGCTCAAGCATATTTTTCAATGAAAGCTGCTGCAAAAAAAGATGGTATAAACTGGACACTTACGTCTGCATATAGAGACCTTGAACATCAACAATCTTTAGGTAGTGGTGCAACTGTAGCAAAAGCTGGATCATCACCACACGGACTTGCATTAGCAATTGATTTTGGTGAGTTGTATAGAGTCGTTGATGGATCTGGTGATCCTGGTATCAATAGAAAAGGTAGGAATAGCTCGCAATTATATCGCTGGTTATCGGTCAATGGTCCTAAATTTGGTTGGTATAATCCAATTCGTTTAGCTGATGGTGCTGGTGTAGATGAGATGTGGCATTTTGAATATCACGCCCCAATTAAAACGGATGTGAAGTGTTAATAAATTCATATTTAGATATTTATATTAAATAAATTTACATTATTATGAGTGATATAAATAAAATAGTAAAAGCTATACAAATATTAGTAAAAGAAGAAGTTAAAAAACAATTAAATTTAATTGTTAAAGAAGAGGTATCTAAACAGGTTCGTAAGATTATTAAAGAAAATAAATCTTTAGTTAAAGAGTCTGTCAATACTATTAATCATAATGATTTTGATGAGTGGCCAACTATGCAAAATACATTAAGTATGGCAACTCCACGCGTGATGATGGATATGAGTGATATAGTACCTGTTGGTGTTAATATAGACCCATCTAATGCATCACAAGGCTCGGTTTTAAAGGCTATGAATAGAGATTATTCAGAACTAATGAAAGCTATTAATAAAGGTAAATAATAATGGCATATATACTTGGATCCCGTTTATTAACAGATAGTGATGATTTTAAAAATATACCATTAGGATTATCATTACCTATAAAATATGGAAAACAAGGTTACTTTGATGTAAATTATTTATCTACCGAGCAAATTAAAACTAATATATCAAATTTACTTCGCACAAAAGAGGGTGAGCGAGTTATGTATCCAAATTTTGGAACTGGCTTACATAGTTTATTATTTAATAACATTGATGGAGATTTGGAGACGCAAATAATTTCTACAATTGAAAATGCTTTTCAAACGTGGTTACCATATGTAAGTTTAGATAGTATAGACGTGGATATTTCACCTGAAATGATAGACCAAAATAAAGTTGGAATTCAAGTTAATTATACATTAACGGATAATATTGAAACAGAGTCTGTATTTTTTACAATAGAAGGATAATTAAATGTCATTAAAAACATCTAGAAATATTAGAACAACATCAAAGGATATTAAGTATTTAAATAAGGATTTTGATCAATTTAAAAGAAACTTAATAGAGTTTGCAAAAACTTATTTCCCTAACACATATACGGACTTTAATGAAGCGTCCCCTGGTATGATGTTTTTGGAAATGGCATCTTATGTTGGTGATGTATTATCTTATTATGTGGATGATACATTAAGAGAGTCTTTAATGCCTTATGCACAAGATAGATTAAATGTATTCGCATTATCAAAATTTTTAGGATATAAGCCGAGAGTTGCGGCACCTGCGATAGTTAATCTAACTGTATATCAATTAGTTCCTGCAATAGGAATAGGTGCAAACAATGTACCAGATCCAACTTATTATCTACGAATTAAGCAAGGTATGACGGTTGAATCAACATCAAACCCATCGGTTAGATTTGTTACCACAGATATGTTGGACTTCGCAGATCCATTTGAACGAGAGACTAGTATATATAGAATTGATCCAAATACAGATGAACCAGACTTATACTTGGTTAAAAAGAAAATACAAGCAATTGCAGCAACTGAAAAAACAATAACCGTAAATTTTGGAGAAAGCACTCCATTTTCTAATATTTTACTAAGTGATACTAATGTTATATCAGTTTATGATGTTAGAGATTCTAATAACAACAAATACTATGAAGTTCCTTATTTAGCACAAGATACTGTATATCTAGATTATCCAAACACATTTATAAATGATCCAGAACTTTCTAAATATAGAGATACTGTACCTTATATTTTAAAAACTTTAAAAACTCCTAGAAGATTTACGGTTAGCATTAATGAAGATTATACTACATCTATAAATTTTGGTGTAGGTGACCCAAATTCAAATGATGAAATACTTATACCAAATTTTAAAAATGTTGGATTAGGATTGAATAGTTCAATTGATCAAATGGGTACTTCTTATGATCCAACTGCATTTTTAAAGATAAAATCGTATGGACAATCACCATCTAATACTGACATAACTGTAAAATATTATGTGGGTGGTGGGGTAGAGTCAAATGTGGGTATTGGTGATTTGGTTAGAATTGTTGGTATAGAATTTGAAAATAATTTTTCATTACTTACGGATTCTCAAGCTAGGTTAGCATCATCCATTGAAACATCCGTTGCCGTTGAAAATGAAGAACCTGCAAGGGGTGGTGCTGGTTTAGAAACGTTAGAGGAAATAAAACAAAACTCATTGGCTAATTTTTCTACTCAAAACCGAGCTGTTACTAAACAAGATTATGTGGTTAGGACATTGTCAATGCCAACTAAATACGGATCAGTTGCAAAGGCAACGGTGATGGGTGACGGTGTGATTGATAGTTATTCACCATCATCTGTATTGGCATCTACTCGTGTTTTAAATGAACTATCAAATTTTATATATGATTTTGTATCAACTCCAGATAATTTGGAAGATAGTAGACAACAAGTTGAATTAAAATTAGAAGAATTTTTAAGAAATAAACAACTTGAAATCAGTGAAAGAAATAATCCATTTGCAGTCAATTTATATGTACTTGGCTACGACATAAATAAAAATTTAGCTGTATTAAATCCAGCCATAAAAGAAAATGTTAAAACATATTTGTCCGAGCACAGAATGTTAACTGATGCAATAAATATATTAGACGGGTTTATCGTAAATATTGGAGTGGATTTTACTATATCTGTTTTACAAAATTATAACAAACGTGAAGTATTAACTAACTGTTTAAATGAATTGCGTGAATATTTTAATATAGATTTTTGGACATTTGATATGCCAATTAATATTTCTGAAATTGAATTATTGTTATCAACTGTAGAAGGTGTATCTACTGCACAGGATGTTAAAATTTATAATTTATGTAATGGTTTATATTCACCATATAAATACCCAATCGATTTGGCAACTAGTGGTAAAATAGTATATCCATCATTAGACCCATGTGTTTTTGAAGTTAAGTTCCCACAAACTGATATTAGAGGAAGGATTATTTGATGTATAAATTTCTAAAACCATCAAAAGACACATCTATTTATAAAGGTGCAATAACATCTAACACGGGACTAGATCCGATATTAGAAGTTGGTAAATTTTTATCAGGATCTGACAATTTTAATATCGCAAGATCATTAATACAATTTGATTTTAGTAGTTTAGTTAGTCAATCAATTGAGACTGCACACTTAATATTAAGAGTTGATCAAGTAGATGAAATACCATTGGATTATACAATATATGCATATCCTATATCAGGAAGTTGGGAAATGGGAACTGGTAGAATTGATTACGATAAAAACACATATGGAGTTACGTGGAAATATAGGGATGCAAATTCACTAACTGTGTGGGGTAGTGGTGTAATAACAGGTAGCTCGTTTTCAACGTTTGACGATGGTTTGGGTGGGGTTTGGTTTGTTGCCCCTGAAGCTAGCCAATCATTTAATTATCAAAGTGGAGACACAGAATTAAATGTAATTGATGCTGTAACGGGGTGGTTAAGTGGATCAATACCTAATAATGGATTAATAATAAAACATTCAAATGCTGCTGATTTAGACCAAACCGATTATGGAAAATTACAATTTTTTAGTAAAGAAACACACACTATACATTCACCTAGATTAAGAGTTGGAATTAATGATTTTACATATTCAACTGGAAGTTTGATGAATTTAAATTCAGCATATCAATTAGCAGTTGTACCAAAATTAAAAACAAATTATAAAGTAAATACTAAAAATAGAATAGAAATTGTTGGTAGAGAATTATACCCTACTAATATTTATAATAAAGCGCATCAATATAAACAAAGAGCTTTACCAAAAATATCATACTATGAAATTAGAGATTACTTAACGGATACTATAATAATACCATTTTCGGATTATTCCCGTATTAGCTGTAATACCACTAATATTAACTATATAGATTTGGATTTTACTGATTGGGAAATTAATAGAGATTATATTATAAATTTTAAAATTGAAAGAAACGGAGCTATTGAATACTTCAATGATAATTATAAATTTAGATTAATAAATTAAAATGGCTAAAAAAGTTTTTAATACAAGAGATAATACACCTGGTCTAGCTGGATCTTCACTTATAAGACCATCTTATAATGATACTGAATTAAAAAAAGCAGTAAATGTAGAAGTAAGTGAACTAATCCCACAACCAAAAGCTACCGATTTTAATTTAGTAACATTGGATGAATATAATAGACTATTAAATGACTTTGATAATGTTATACTTCAATTTCAAAACGCCAATATCCTATCAGAAGAATTCAGACTTCAAGTCACAGATTTACAGAGACAGGTTGAAGATTTACAAGCTCAATTAGAATCAGCTGGTAAATTAAGTGAATCATTACAAAAACAAATTGAAGATTTGACATCGCGTTTAAATAAAGCAATGAGTGATTTTAATTCTGCTATTCAGCGTGCAACGGAGGCGGAATCTAGAAATGCAGAATTAAGTGGTCAAGTTAATGCGTTTAAAGCACAGATTTCTGCTTTGCAAAGTCAAATAAATTCTCTAAATAGTTTAATCTCTGGTGGTGCAGCTGCTGGTGGTGGTGGTGGATTCGGTGGTGGCACCGGAGGAGGTGGTGGTGGCACCGGAGGGGGTGGTGGTGGATTCGGTGGTGGGGGAACAGGTCCAACTCCAACTCCAACTCCAACTACTACACCTACAACTTCCATACCCACAAGAACTCCACCTCCAGGTGATATCCCACGTGAAGAAAGAATACGAAGAGAAGAAGCACGTCGTGATAAAGAAACGCCAAATTGGAGGGAACCCATTGAGGCAGAAATTAGACGAGCTCGTGACTATTGGTACACACTTCCAAAAGTAGCCAAGAATCACGCAAGTGAATTATTTAGAATATTTCAAATTAAAAATAATGTTAAAGGGTGGATATGCACTCCATATGCAGTTGGTGATATTGATGGTAGAAATAGTGGAGCTCCAGTTGAATCATTAAGAGGCATTCCATTCTCAAATGCACCAGATTCGTATGAAGTTATGACATCATTTTTAAAACAAAAAATGGCAAATTATTCACCAATGGTGCCTGATTTAAGAAAATTTAATCTAAAAGACACTTCGTATGAGGTATGGGATACTAGTTTACCAATAGAACAAGCAAGTACAATATTAGATGCAGGTGGTGGGTGGAAACCAACTACAGATTATGATATTGATAATTCATATAGAGATTTGGTATGCCGAAGTGCAGATTGTTACCCCAACGAATGGACATCGCCGGTTATTCGAGTGGATAGAGGCGTTGAAACTTGGGATTTAAGTTCACCTAAAAATTTTGTAGTTAGTTTAAATGATAGCCCATTTTTAGCTATTATGAATTGGTTAGGTTTTTACACATTTAGAAGTATAAGTGAATCGGCATCTGCGAATGTTAGAGATATACCATTTGGTATTATAGGTATAGATAGTAGTGCGTATAAAAATCAAAATAATCCTACCGCTAATAAACCAGGTGCATTCGGTGATCCTTATAGATTTAAAACTCGTAGGGGTTCAATGGTTGGTATTCGATTAGCACCAGATTTAACTGAATTAGGGGAAAGTCACCCACTTGTTAAAAAATATCGTGAATACATACGAACAAATGGGGCATCTTCATTTGATTATAAAGTCACTATTAAAAAAACAATATATAATGGTAATGGGATTGACTTAGGTACACCTATTGGTGAAGAGACATTAGTTATAGATGGTGGTAATCCATTTATAACAGATTTATCTTTGGGTTTATATAATTCATGGCTAACATTTGGACTAAATCTAGAAAACAATGTTGAATATGAAATTGTTAGTATAGAAGAAGGTGGATCCACGTTCAATTTGGATGTCAGTGTATCTGGTGATAGCTTGATTGTACCATTAGGACCATACAAAAGGCTACCGGGTGGGGCAAGTCCAGGCCTAATTGGTGAATTTGTGTCACCTATAGAAACTCGTAATTCTAATGGTGTTTCTAAATATTGGTTTGATCCATATAATAAAAGTAATAGAATACTAAATGATGGTGAATCTATTCCAGAAAATTATCAAAATGTTCCAAGTGGAACTAAATATAGGATCAAAGTTCCTCGTTATTCAACTGTAGAATGGGTTAATAGACCGAATGCAGTATTCCCTAGTTACCCACCATACAATCACTTTGACCCATACCCAACAGTTCAAGTTAGAAATAAAAAAATTAAATTTGAATATAATGGTGAACCAATAAATATTAAACGTAGATTTTCACCTGTATTTAAGAGAGAGGGAGAGTGTATAAAAAATGTTGGATATTATATACATAATAATATAGAAACTAGATCAGTTAGGGGATTATGGACTAACGTATTAGATCAAAGACCAAATGGGTGGGAGTCACGCTATGTGGGCTTAGAATCAACTAGAATTTACGCAAATAAACAAGATGCTTTTAATGGTGTTTATCGTAATGCAACTGCAAGTGAAATTCGAGAGTTGGCTGAAACGGGATTTTTTGTAATGCCATCATTATGTGGTACCGGATATTTTGATGTTAATCCAAATACTGGAGATTGGGGACAATTTCCAGAAAATTACCCTGATATAATACCTTTAAATGTATACCCATATATTGATAGGGACTCATCGTTATCTATAAATGTAATAGATGTATCGTCACCATGGAATGTAACCACGACTTCATTGCCAATACAGTTATCACAACAACAAATAAATGAAGATCCAACGTTTAAAGGATTACCAGTTTCAGATCAAGAATATGTAATTAGCCCACGTGATGGGTTGGGACAAACTATTTTAAACTCCACTGCATTAGTGCGAGGGTATAAATTATACACACCTGAAACCAAAATAAATATAGATTTAAGTAATCTACCATCAGATGCTAGTATTAGAAAACTTCGAATTACATTAAGCGGTGGTGCCGATTTAGATTTCAAATATGGTTTAAAATTTGAACCACGAACAACACAAGACGTAATAAGTCCAGTGAATATTGAAGAAAAAATTGCTGAATGGGGATATGGTATGATACCATCACTATTTATGCAAAATCAAAATACAAACTTTACTAACACGGATTGGAGATACTATAACTCTATAATTATTGGAGATGCCGATGGGTTTAAATATATGAATCCAAATAATTTAAGTAAAAGTTATATAATTGATCCGTCTAAACATTTTAATCAATTTCCAACCGGACAAATAATAAAGTTATTTTTGACACTAGAATATGCAAATTGGGATGGGTCATCTGCATTTGAAATATACCCGATTTTATTTGGCAGAGCTGGCACAGGAACTAGCCAAAACCCGTTAATTAGTGTAGTTGATACAAATGGTGTGGATAAAACTATTTTAAATGGTAAATCTGTTTCAAGTGACGCAACTGAAATAGACTTTAAAATAATAACTCAAAAAACAGATACTAGGTGGATTATAGCTGGCTTACCAGATTGGATTATACCTCAAAATTTAACAAACACTACAACTAGTTTTACACCTATAAATGGAATTGTTGCTGGTGTCGGTAGTTCTAACATAAAATTTAAAATAGCATCTTATATTAGTTCATTGCAAAATTCACCATCCATACGACAAGCTAGAATTTTTGTTCAAGACGCAACTTCAAATATAAACTATTCAGCAAATATTAACTCTGGTACAAACTATGCTATTATTAATATTAGTCAAAATAAAGGAAATGTAACGACAAATCGATTGTTAAAAATTACGCCATCTAATATAAAAGACGCAATTGGATCTGGTGAAAATAGAACCATAACAATTGACACTAATAATGATAATAATTTGAGTTGGAAATTAGATATTAATGTTAATTGGATCGAGGCAAATACCAGAAATGGTAAAGGTAACCAAGCAATAGAATTGAAAATACTTCCAAATAATACTTTAAATTCACGTGATGGTATTTTGACTGTTAGCGCAACTGATGGAACACCAATTCCATCTACATTAACTATTAACCAATTATCAAATATTGCCACAACAGTTGAATTTAAAACTGATTCATCAATCAATGCAGTATCATCAAAAGGAATTACATTTGAAGTTGATATATTGACAAATAATCCAAATTTAATATGGACATTAGAATCTAATGAAACGTGGGTTAAACCTACACCTATATCTGGCAATGGTACATTAAAAGTTCCAGTGCAAATACAAGCCAATACAACACTTGCTAACAGGTCTGCTACTCTTGTATTAAAGTATGGAACAGAAACAAAGTCTATACAAATAACTCAATTAAATGATTTAAGTAATATTGGAACAGGTGGCACAGATCCAAATATAGTTAGATACAATGCATTATCTAATACCATATTCAATTATCCATTTACATTTGAATATTTAACACCAGATAATAGAATAATTGTAAAAACTTTAAATTCATTTGAATCATTTGATTTCGATGCAACGAAAAATGGAGTTATAATAGTAGGAACACAGCAAGGAACTATAACTCCAGCTTCAACAGGAGAGGCATATACATTATATATTCAAAATGCATTTATTGAAACGTATTTTATAGTTAGTGATGATGCTGATACTTGGACTATTTCTTACATAGATGGTGACAGAAAACGAACTACTCTAGTAAAACCAAAACGTCAAAATGAAACTGGTGCTCATAGGATACAAGCAGTTCGAGGTACTGTATATATTGTAAGTGGTGATGCAAGTATACAAACTAAATGGAGTTAATTAGTTAATAAATAATAAAAAAATATTTATAAATATGTCATTAGATAAATTCAAATCCATAATACAAGATAAAGGTAGATTTGTACCTGAAAATGAATTAGAAATATTTCAACAGTATGATTTAAAAACTTCATTTGGATCATTTAAACACGATACTATACGTGTTATAATTTATGACGCTAGTAATAATCCACTACCACAACGTAATTATGGATTGGTTAGATATATTAATAAAGCAAATCAACCTCAATATTATAAAAAAATTGAAAATGTTGATAAAAAATCAAGAAGAAATTATACTATTGACGTTAAGAAATTAATAAAAGATGCTGGCTATAATATTGGAATATTTACTGTAGAAATGATGTTTGTTAATAACAGACTTGGTACACAAGATAAACCTAATAGAGTATGGATACAGGAAATATCACCGTCCAGAACTGAAATAAGAGTTTTACCATTTGATGTTGATGAAATACGAGTTGATGGTTTACCACTCCAACAGATTATAGATGAGAGATATCAAGCGTTTTTAAATGATGAACAATTTAAAGAAGATATTTTTGAAGCAATTGATCCATTTTTAGATTCTATTACACTAGATAATATTAGAGAATTATTAATTAATCAAGTCACTGAACCTGTTTTTAATGAGATAATAAAACAATATTTTAAAAACAATATATTTGAGTTTAATAAAATTATAAATAATTTAATTAATGCATTTAAAAATGCAGTTAGATTTGAACTTCAAGATAAAGATTCTTTAATTGGTCGCACGTACAATACATTTAATCCAAACTTTGGGAAAGATAAACCTACATCACAAGTTAGTATAGATTTTCCAACATTTTGTTTTAATAAACTATTAGAAAGTTTGGAGGTATATATACCCAAATTAGTAGATTTTGAAGAAACTGAATTTGTCGAAGATATTGAAGAGTTTACTTCACCAACAATTAGACCAACAATATCAGTTCCTACTCAAAGAGATCCAAACCCACCAACACCAACACCTACACCAACACCAACATTACCACCTGGCGTCACACCATCACCAACACCATTACCTCGCGTAAATTTTGATCGTGAGCAAGGTCGTGTTAAAGTTTCATTATATTCAAATCAACCAAAAAATTTATTGTATAAGTATGATGCAGCTTTAGCAGTACCTGGTAAAATACCTATTGTATTTGATGGATTTTCACTTGAGCCATTACAAGTAAAGGAGTATGATTATGTAAATCAATCATATGTATCAAAAGACTTAAATTTTATTCAACGTAAATTTAATACTACCGATGATACTGAATGGGATGGCTATGTAGAATATTTGAAACAAGAAAAGCAACAATTAATACGTGAATTCACTTGGACAGATTCTGAACGAGATTTTGCTTCAATTTCACCGATTCAGCCAATAATACCAAATCAACCCACAATTGTTAACACAAATATAAAATATATACCAAACGATAATTATTTAATACCATATTATTATTTTAATGAAAATAAGGGGGATGAAAAAAATATAGAAATATTTAAAGATAATAGAATAGAGATTGAACTGTTAAATTGGCCATTATATTATACAATAAAAAATAAGTCAATTTCAATTAATGATCAACCTAATAGTTTTACAGATATTGACGGTGGAAAGCGGATAAATTGTTCTAAGTCAGTATTATTATATGGCTCAAAAATATCAAGTGAAAGTACTTTACAAGGCTTTTTTCCACAAGCACAAACTGAAGATTGGGTATTTGAGGGATTTTATAATTGGGATACTGGTGAATTACTATCGGATAAATTTAAACTAGAAATAAAAATAACAAAGGATATAAATATATTTTTAAAATTTAGAAGAATAACAATACCAACTATGGGAGTATGGAAATCGCAAGCTAAAGTTCCATACTCGTCTTTGAATTATGTTACTGGTAAATTTGAAAATAGATATTATGACGTTACACGAGAATTTTATGTTTATGAATTTGGAAAACCAAGTCCAATACAATTTGGTGGAACTGGAAATTTAAAGTATATAAATTGGGGTCGTAACTATCCTTTCTTTAAAGGTTTTACCGATGGTGATGGATTTTTTTACAAATCAGATTGGCAAGAATTAGTTAAAATAACTGATCCAACTAAGGGGGGTGTGTATCAACAGCCTACACAAGCTATAACAGATTTTTTAAAAGATAAAAAAACCTTTAGTAAATTTGAATTATAATAAACAAATTATTTAATATTTATTATAGTAAAACAATAGTATGAATTATGGCAATAATACAAAGTGGTCAATTAAATAATATATTTTCGCGAGTAAATGCAGAAACAGCTGCAATTGAACGGGTTGCTGACCAACTTACGCCATATATAGTATCTCCATACTTTTTACCAAATAGTTTATCTAATAGAAACCAACCTACAACTGTAAAAATTTATGTTGAAAATGTATATTTTGGTGCATCTGTTAGTTTTGGTTCCTTGGTATCTGTAAGTAATGTAAAATATTTTAGATATAACAATAGTGGAATAAGAGAGCAGATAGTTTCTAATGTAGCAGTAGAAGATCCAACACTTATAGATTTAGTACGGGCAAATGAAATTGAGTGTGATATAATATTACCATCTATTTCTACTATACCTAATAATACAAAATTATTAGTAACTATAACAAATCCAAATGGCAGCTTTACTCAAAATAATAGTGATTTTATAGTATCAGATGGCATACCAGACAGCGTTTTTCCAAACGGTAATTTGAGATTAAAGATTGAATCAAATAGAGGTAATGACGTAGGTATTATCCACAGGGATGGGGTTGCTATTAATAACACACGAGGTCCTCGTGAAATATCAATACCATTTAGTGAAATAAAAGATAAGTCTATAAAAATTGAGTTTCGTGATAACAGCTATATAACAGATTCCTTTTATAGAATATCAATAAATAAACCTATCAATTATACAGAATATGCTATTTTTATTGAAAAATGGGATCCATTTGATAATGTATATATTAAACAAGAAAAAAGTTTTGTCGCAACTGATGGTAGCATTTCTACTTTGTCATTTAATTTATGGCAAAAAACAGATACTCAACAAGTACCTCAAATTACAATAGTAGATGCAAAACCAAATCCGATATTAAAATATAATTTAGATCAATCTATTATAGATATAAATTATAATTGTAAAAATTCAACTAATGTAAAATATCAAATATTTGGGGTGAATTCAAATGGATCTGAAGAAATAATATCACAAGTAAGTGAAATTAAAACACAAACCAATGAAATTTTAAATGGTAGTAAAATTTTAAAAATAAATAAACCAGACCAGTTAAAAAAATTCATTGATTTAAAAGTTAAATTTACACCTTATTACAATTTACCAAATGTAAATAATTTGGGTGAAACTTCACAGACATTTGAATTAATAAATGGAAATACAGTTAACTTAAACTTAAATATAAATAATGCACCAAATTTTACAATTAGTACCCAAGAAATATTAATACCATATAGTGGTGGTAATTTTTCATTTAATATAATAACAGATGACGGGTTTGATTGGGCTATACAATTTGAAAATAATATCCCTGTTAATTGGCTAACTATAAATGAATTAAATGGGAAAGGTTCAAAAACTATATCTGGATTTGTAACTCAAAACACAAATACACTAAATAGAAATATATTATTAATATTTAAGTCAGCCGATGGTTCTATAACATTTCCTGTAAATTTACGTTTATCACAAGCACTATCACCTCAAAAAACAGATAAAGTTGAATTTTACTTTGATTTTGATACAATCAATTCACCGTTAATACCAAATCAAAATACAAAAGATCAATCTGGCATTATTACAGTTCCATATTATATTGATGAAACCACAAATAATATAATAAGAATAACAGATACATCGCCGTTACCGGCTGGTATAGAAACTTTTGGGTTATGGGATAGAACAAACCCAATATCATTATTTGGTAGAATTATAAATCAAAACGGTAGTATTACTACATTAAATTGGATCAATAAAGTTCCAAAAAATTTACTATTGGACAATCAATATTATGTAGATAATGTACAATTTAGTAGTGTAAGATTAAATTTCCAATCTCCTGAATTCTGGAGTAACTCTAATGTAAATTTTTTAGCAATACCAAATCAAATAACTTCGTTTTTAACTAGAGAGCAAAATGTTACATATACCATAATTTATAAAGTTAATGGAACTTTATATGAAACACAAGTTTATTATAAATTAAATGGTATAGTAGTTAGAAATCCAATTTTTACATTAACACCAAATGTAATAAATGTAAAAGTAGACTCTATATATAAAACTGCATTTGGTTATGACGGACCAAGTAATATTGAAGTTTTGGGAACAACCAAAGTTGAAAATATACAACCAAGATCAAATATAGATATTGGTAGGAATATATTTAGTATAATTGGCATTGAGTTTTATAGAAATTGGAAGACTCCAACTCAACAGCGTGTAAATTATGTGGCAGGATCTAATGTAGATTCTCTTAAACCAAATATTTTTGGATTTTCGATAAACGATGTTTTTTCTGATCAAGCATTAACTGGCATTGTAAAAATACGTTATAAAAATAATATTGGAGATATACGAGATTATGAACTAATATTCAACTTATATCGTACAGATGTATTAACACCATCTAGCTTTACTATAAATCCATCTAAAAAATATGTAAAAGTTAATAAAAATTTTATACCGATTTCAACTAAATCGGGAACTCAATTTGAAACTTTTAGAGTAACAGTAAATGGGTTCGAGCCTAGATTAAATAATGATAATTTTGAATATTCATTTACACCGTTTGAGCCATCTGCTGGCTATTTTACAATAACAAATGTAGAATTTACAAAAGAAGAGTCTAGTGATAGAATTGAATTTAATGGTTTTTTAAATTCAAATGCAATTCCACCAAATCGACAAAATCAAACGTTTGGGTATACGCAAAATTATTTTGAAGTTTATGTTTATAATATATCCAAACCAATATATGGTAAAGCTACAATTAGGTACAGAAATACAAATCAAAATATTCCAATTGAAATAGAACCACTTACTGAAACTGTATATTTTGAAATAATACCTGATATTGAAGGTGAAGATGTAACACCTCCAACGATACCAACATATACAATCGTAGCAAAGCCAAATGCGGATTTATTATTACCGGTTGATTGTAATAACTCAATACTTGGTGAGATATTACCCGTATCTATAAGTGTAACGCAAACTAATACTAAAAACACAAATGATGTTAAAATTTTAAATTTTACTCAAAATAGTAATGATCCTAAATCCGGTGAATTTAAAATTGTAAATGTTACATCAGATGTTGATAATCTTAATTTTTTATTTGGTAATGACAATACAATTACATTACAGCGTAATTTTTTAGATAAAAGCTATGTCGTAAATGTTACAATTGAATATAGGGATGACAATTTAAATTTAAATAGAACTTATACATCATTTAAAATAAATAGAATTGCACCTAAACCATATGTAGTAACATTTACACCCAATCCATCAAATATAAATGTAATTGTTGATTATACAAACCAATTCAATATAAACTCAATATCGACACCATCCATTAAGATTCTAGCAGATGAGACTGATTTAATGAATAATACAAGAGTTCCGTTACGTTATACAACGGGAGATTTGGTAAAGGGTACATATAAAATAAAAAAAATAGAAGGATTTGTTTTAACAACGGATGCACCTGCTACAAATGAAATTTTTATACCAGAAAATGGGATTTTGGAAAAAAACCATAGTATAAAAATATTTGTTGATTATATCGATAGTTGTGGTGCTTCAAAATCCAATGTACAAATATTTATACCTGTTAATAGAATTGCACCACGTGGACAAGAAGTTTTAGCAACAATAAAACCAAATTTTATAGATGTCGAGGTGGATTTTAGACGGTCATTGGTACAGACACCAATACCATTTCCTGAAATTTTAGTTGAATTATCAGAGAGAGAAGTTGGATCTGGATTAGCACCAATACCAATGCAATATACCCAAAACAATTTACTAAATAAAAATCAGTTTAAAATAAAAAAAGTATATGGTAACTCAATTGATAGCTATGAATTATCATCATTTTCAAAATTCAGACCGTCTGTAAAAAAAATATTACAATCTGAATATGGGTATGCCGAAATAGAGTACAAAGATATTAGTGGAAAAGAAGGTACAACTACTTTACAATTTTATTTGAATAGAATTCAATTACCACAAAGATTTAGTAAAATATCAGTAAAAACAACAGTATTACGCCAAGTTGTAATAGTTAGTGATAATTTTGATATAATTGATCAAACATATGATGAAATAAAAAACATACCAATCTTAGCAACTCAAATATTACCAAATGATAAAGTTTCAACACCATTAAAGTTTGTTAAATTGGAATCTGGTAAAACGTTAACTGACGATTCTACATATACTATTAACTCAATTTTTGCATACGAAGAAGATACTAATAAATTTGTAGATTATGTTGGATTTGAAATTTTAAATAATGGAGAAATTCGTGTATTAGCTAATCAAATTAAATCCAATATAATAGTTAAAATAAATACATCATATATAGATTATTATGGTAATTCTGGTAAAGTTGATATAGTTTCATCTATTATTCCAGATGTTACACCACCAATTATCACACGAATTGAATATCCAGAGGGAATAAATGCTAGAGACTATATTGGCTTTAATCAAGATTTTGATGTTACATTTGAATCTGAATTTTCTACAAATGTTGCAATTTATGTTACTAATTATGGTGAAAATTACCTATATCAAAGGTATAAACCAGATAGTATTGCCAATTTTAATATGCAAGATTTAATTAGTAGATTTGGGATAGATACTGGTGATGGTGACACTTTTGATTTTACTTTAATTTTAGTACCAGAACGATTTGAAAACAATAAATATAAAGAAGGTCAGTATGAAGATATTGTTATACAGTTTAACAAATCCAACATACAAATACCAAGACCATTTATTATAAATAACTTAAATAATATAATAAAACCAAAATTTGATTTTACTATATATAAAGATGAAGTTGCAAAATATTTAAATCACTATTTGCACTTTGATAATGAAGAACCAAGACTGATTGCAAATTGGGAACGTGATGATATAACGTTTAGTGAATTTGAAGTAGACGAATTGGGAAACGAAATACCAACAAGCGTAAATCCAACCTTGGTGCTAAAAATGTATGAGCCATTACCTGAAGACATAACAGTTAATACGTCAATATGGATAAGTAAACAGAGAAGTTAATAATGAATGATTTAGATTTAATACTTAGCAGCCCAAATAGAAATGGTCATCTAATTGTAAAAGTTAGGCTTGTCGATGAAATTATTGAGGATTGTATTAAAATACGACCCCCAAATTGGAATATATTGGACGAGGGTGGTGTTGGTTTTGAATATTTTGATCAAATTTTAGCATCTGGTTCTGTTGTAAATGAAAAATTACTAACAGAGTATTTTTATAAAAGTGGCATTGATACATCCAAACTGCAAATAATTTATGCTGAATCTGGTTCTGGATATCAATTTGATAATTTTGTTAGGTTTGGTTCGGCAGATGAACTCGTTTTAAATTTTTATTATAAAGTTCAAGTATTAGAAAATTACGATAGTAAAATAAATGAATTAACTAATTCATCAAGCTCAATTTATAATATTTCAGCAATAAATGAATTAAAGAGATTAAAAACCCAAAAACACGAATTAATAGGTGGATTCACAGGGTTTGAGGAATTTTTATATACCGATGTAACAACTGGTTACGGATATCCAGGGGCTGGCTCAATTTTGAGTGGTTCAAATACTGATATTGTTAAACAATGGTTTGATACAGCATTGGATGCGGCTGAAACATTTGATAAAATAAATGTACATCGTTTAATTAGTAATATACCAGAATATATTATTAGAGACCAAGAAAATATTGATTTTATAACATTTTTAAATATGGTAGGTCATCATTTTGATATTGTTTGGACTCATATTAATGCGCTAAAAGACGCTAAATTTATTGAAAACAAAAAATATAATGGTATAATTGATGAGTTGGTATATCCATATTTGAAATCACTTGGTTGGAATCCAAATATCGGGGCATCATCACAACTTTTATGGCTATATGCGTTTGGAGTGGATGAGCAAGGTAATCAAATAACAGAATTTTCTGAAAAGGAATATAGAACTCAAATTTGGAGAAGAATACTTAATAACTTACCATACATTTTAAAAAATAAAGGAACCAAACGTAGTATTAATGCAATATTAGCTGCATACGGTATTCCTGAATATATTTTAAATGTAGTTGAGTATGGCGGACCACAAGATGACGGTAGTGATGGTATTAGAAAGACATACACGTATCAAGATAGAAGCTCAGCTATAAATTTTGTATCCGGTTCTTATACTGGTTCATATATTTCAGTGGATTGGAAACCATATCTAAGTGGTAGCTTAATTTATCCTCAATCTGTTGAATTGAGATTGAATACAAATGCAATAGAAGATCAAAATATTATTAAAAATAATAATGCGTGGTCTATTGATTTTGTTAGAACTCCACAAAATACAGGATATGTTGAATTTACAATAAGTGGTAGTTCAACATTGTATTCAGCATCTACTAGCGAAATAAATTTATATAATGATACATATACTCAAATTCTTTTAAATCGTGTTACTGGCTCAACGAGCGACACATATACGATATATGCGTATGAAGCTGCTAGAGATAGAGTTAGAAGTAAAGTTTCAGGATCTGTCACAATACCCACTGGCTCTTCAAATTGGAGTGGTAGTAATCAACTTATAGTTGGTCAAGGATTCAAAGGAACTATTGATGAGTTTAGATTATGGACTGAACCATTAAACACATCGTCGCTTGAAATTCATACATTATTACCAGAAGCAATAAATGGAAACGACATAAGTAGTTCTACTGCAGATTTATTATTTAGATTAGACTTTGAATATCCAAAGGATAGAACGTTAGATCCATACATTAAAAATGTAGCGTATAACCAATCATATGCGACATTTGCAACAGCTTCCAATTTTTACTCTGCATCTTTATACCCATATCAATATCTACCATACGAGCGAACGGTTACTGGTATTGTTCCGAAGGGTTCTTATATTTACACAGATAAGATTAGATTTGAAAGTTCAAGTGTGTCGGATAATAGACTTAGTCCTATAGAATATACAGCAAAGGGTATTTATGATAGGTCAACTATTGATTCTAATAAACTGGGAGTGTTTTTATCACCAACTAGAGAAGTTAATTTGGATATAATTAAGTCATTTGGGGATTTGTATTTAGATGACTTTATTGGTAATCCTGTAGATCAGTATAAATCAACATATAAGGAATTAAATGATTTACGAAAGTATTATTTCGAAAGAACTGATTTAAACCCATATGAATTTGTTAGACTTGTTAAATATATAGATAAATCTATATTTGAAGTATTAAAAACATTAGTTCCAGCTAGATCTAGATTTTCAACTGGATTACTATATGAGCCACACTTACTTGAAAGAAGTAAATATGAATGGAATTCAGTTAAAACTGAATATAATAATTTAAATGCAGATTATAGTATAATAGTTAGTGAATCTGGTGAATATTCTACTATAAATGAAGATTTACCTATTAGAATAACACCAAATGCATTATATAAAATTTATGATGGGAATATTGATTATTATAAAGATGGGGTAGTATCATCATCTATTTATAATTTGGATTCATTTAATATAAATTACACATCATCCGTTGGGTACGATTTCAAAAATATATTTACGTCAATAAGTAATAATACCAATAGTTTTGATGGTAAAGTTGATGATTTAAATTCAATTATCGATATTCAAGATGATACGAATTTATTGATCAATTATGAGGATAATTCTGGAAATATAACTAATTATACATCATCATTAAAATTAGTAAAAACTGATTATGAGAGTGATATAAATTTGGTAGATAATACTAATTTAAACATCAATTTTGATAATTTAAGTTCAACTATAAACTACGAAGATTTTAATATTATAGATTTTGCATATCATAATTATAATTCAAATGTTGATGTTAAAGATGATGTTAATGTTGTGTTTAATATAGATGACTTTAACATACAATTACCAAGAATAAAAACAGAAACTAAAAAAACATACATTATAAAAGATGAATATGAAAATATTGGAGTAGATGAGGAATTACCATCGGTAGGTGGTAGAAATATTTTCGCTCAAAATGGAGTTGCTATAATCACAACTAGAGATCGTAGGGGTGGCTATATCAAAGAAAGAAAAAAAGTATTTGTAATAAAAGAAAGATATTTTGAATTAGTTAATGAAATAATTTCAGGTTCATTAGTTTCCGTTTCTGGTTACGATGAATATGCAAATGTAAAAATAGAAAGATTTAGATATAGACTGACATTTTTAAATCCAGATGAATCTGATCCTATAGTAGGTGGAAATATAGTTGAAGTTAAACCATTGAATGGATATTTACCATCTCACTATAAATTTACAAATGATTTGACAGCTGGTTTGATGAATTCTATATATAAAGGTGTTAAACTTACATCGGCAAATACATATGATGGAAAACCTGTTGTCGAAGTATTCTTAACTGATCCTAATACACTTAAAGTTAATGAGACTGGACGTGGTAGTGGGGAACCAATATTGTTCGTTGAATAATAGTAAAAAATATATTTTTTTATACTTATATTTATACAAAAAATAAAACGTTTAAAATTTTTTAAAGGAAATAAATATGGCATATTTAGATAACACAACTGAAATTACCATTGATGCGGTTTTAACGCGTCGTGGTAGAGAAAAATTAGCACAGAATAGGGGAACTTTACAAATAACTAAATTTGCATTATCGGACGATGAAATTGATTATTCATTATATGATACTGCACATCCAAAAGGTTCTGCTTATTATGATGCTGCAATTCGGGCATTACCTATTTTAGAAGCTGGTGTTGATGAAACACAAGTTATGAAAAATTTACTTATGACAATGCCAAGAGGTACTACGCAAATACCAACTATAAATATTGGTAATGTTAGCTTCACTGGTGCAAATAGTATTAAAATCTATGCTGATAGAACGCGACAATCCACAGCAGCTCAAACTGTTACAATTTCAACATTCCCACAATCGGCAGCTACTCAAAATACTACATTTACAATTATAGTTGCAGACAAGGAAGCGGTACAAATAACTGCAGCAACTCCACTTGGTTCTAGTGTAAGTGATATGACTGCAATTTATAATTTAGATGGAACTACATTTCAAGTTGTACCTATAACCGATGTTACGAGAAGTTTTAGTACTACAATTACTATAATTGGAAATCAAACCGGAGCTTCGATTACAGTACCGATTGAAGTTGAATATATACCAACTACATAATATAAGGATTAATATAAAATGGCACAAATAACAAACCAAACGGGTTTACAACAAGCAATAACTCAATTATTTCAGACAGGTACACCTGTAACGGATGCTGATATCGCTAATTTAATTCCTCAATTTTCCACTGGGAATCCTTTGATTGGGGCGGCAACAAGCGAAGCACAGATGGGTCCTTATAGAATGTTTAACTTAACCGATGATGTAGTTAATGATATTGAAATTGTAACTACTGGTTTATGGAGCGGTGGTGAGGGTTCATTAAATACATTTTTCACATCATCTACACAAGTATCATCTTCTGGTAAATACTATTGGAATGTATATCAAACCAATGCAACTTCTGCATCTGCGGAGGTTCAATTCGCAGTAACCTACGGGCACGTATCTGGTAGTGGTTCTATATCATTGGACTTGTCTAATGGTGACGGAACTTTACCAACTACTGCAATTTATGGTCAGTATAGAACTTTGTTATTAGATAGTGATGATACCAGATTCCAATTTTTAACAAACGTAACTGGTGTATTAACGGCATCTAGTGATATTTATGTTATAAATTTTGCAAGAGCAAGATATAGAGAAAAAGTTGATGCTGGTAACATTGAATTTAATTTAAGTGGTTCAAATGGTGTATTTACATTTATTGATGATTCTGGAAATAAGTTTAATGAAACGTCTGGTACATCTGGTCGTGTATTTAATATAGTTTCGGGATCTATAAATTTAGGTACGTCTGCTGCTCCAACAATCTCAAATCCAACATCATCTAATAATTTAGGATATGGTTTATTCTATCCAGACCAAGGAATTATAGTATTAAATCCAACTGCAATTCATAATACAATTGGAACTTCAATCGGCACTGCTTCACTTGGTGGGGCATCGGTTGATTATGGTATTGATGCTGATAAGCAAAATCACGCTTTATTATATAATGCTATAAAAGGAGGTAGTGATTTTGAAGCTAGAAGTACAGAAACAATATCAACATCTCATTATTTTGTTAGAGTACAAAATAGACATTTTAATTACTCTAATAATCCTACATTTAGAGGGGATGATGGGAGACCTATTGAAGACACGTTTATTGATAATCCAAAAGTATATATAACTACCGTTGGGTTGTATAATGATTCAAATGAACTACTTGCAGTTGGTAAAGTTTCGCAACCAATTGTAAAAGATTTCAGTAAAGAACTATTAATAAAAATTAGATTAGATTTTTAATTAATAAAATTTGGATTTAAATATGTCAATATAAATAACCCAATCCTATGGTTGGGTTATTTTTTTATACTATATTTATATTTATGATAAAACCTATTCAAAAAGACGATATAACAGTTAGAAAACTTACTACCTATAAAAATTGGGATTTGACATCATCAAGTATTGATCGATATTATGGTAGTGAATTTGGAAATCAATTAAGTGGTTCAACATTTGACGAAGAAATTGAGGTTAAAGTTAATGGTACATACCCAAGATTATTATATTCAGCAATAAAACAACAATATTATTATAATCCAACAACTGGTAGTGCATACTTACCAGGTAATCGAGAAAATTTTACATCTACGGATGAAAGATTATTAGAAGGTGAAATTGTTGTATTGTCTATTTCATCTAGTTATTATGGTGAAGGAATAAAACCAAATTCAGTTACACTAACTGACAATTCATCTAGTATAGTTTTAAAGGATGATGGATATTCTAATTTAAAAAGCGGTAGTGTTGTGTATGGTAACGTATTTTATGGACAAGGTTTAATAGTTATGACAAAAAGTATAACTAGTGAATCTTATCAAGATTTTAATATTAAATTTAAATCAACACAAACTATTTATGAGCGTGAGATATTTTTAACTGTAACTGAATATGAAGCAAATACATCTACTAATCCCTCTGCAGTTGTTGATCTGTCTGGTTCATTATTTGTTAAGAAAACATTTCAATCTTCAACTGATCCATCAAAATCTGGTTCTTGGGATGATTATTTTTTATATGGTTTAACTGATCAAACTGGATCATATTTAAGACCATATATTACAACCATAGGATTTTACGATGATGACCACGATTTAATATTAGTTGCTAAATTAGCAAAGCCAGTAAAAAAATTACCAGATTATCCATTAAATTTTATAGTTAGATTTGATATGTAAATAAAAAAAATAAATAATTATATAAAAGGAGATACAATATGGCATCTATATTAGATATGTATAAAAAATCGGATTTCAATAAGCTACCAGATAAATCAAAAGATAAAACACCAATTGAAGCAGATGGTGGACCTGATTTATCAAAAAACGAATCAGCTTTAGAAAAAGCACGTGGTGGTAAATTAAACGAAAGAAAATATACAGACAGCAAACCGCAATAATATGTGGAATTATAATAATCTTGAAATAAAAGCACTTTCAGACATACCTGAAAGTGCTATTGGTTTTGTATATTTATTAGAACATAATAGTGGTAAAAAGTACATAGGTAAAAAATTATTAAACTCCAAAAAAACACTACCCCCGCTAAAAGGATATAAAAGAAAAAGAAAAATTGTAAAAGAATCTGATTGGTTAAATTATTATGGTTCTAACTTACTAATTAAGCAAATGATAAAAGAAGGTAAACAAACAGAATTTACTAGATACATTTTAGAATTTGCATATAGTAAAAAACAACTCACATATTTGGAAACTAAATATTTGTTTAAGTATGAGGTCTTAGAACATCCTGATTTATATTGGAATGATACAATTTTGGGTAAGTTTTATCATAAAGATACAACAATTTTTTTGACAAAATAACAAATTTATGTTATATTGTGTTGTATGATTTCACACAAAGATAAGTTAATAGTAGTTAATATTTTGGATTCTCTATTGGGTGTAGGCACCACATATCCAAATGATGAAATGGCATATCATTGCCCGTTTTGTCATCATCACAAAAAGAAACTACAAGTAAATTTAAATAGTCAAAAATTTCATTGTTGGGTATGCAACTCAAAAGGTAATACTATTGGGTTTCTTTTGCGTAAGTTAAATTGCGATCATTCAAAGATAAGTACTATCAATACCATATATGGTTCTAGTTATTATAATAGTACAGAAACTGAAACAGAAGAGGTAGTTAAATTAAAACTACCAAATGAATTTAAACAACTAAACGAAAAGAAAATTTCAATAGATCCTAACTTTGACTATGTCAAACGTTATTTGTTAAGTAGGGGTATAAATGATGATATTATAGTCAAATATAACATAGGATATTGTGAAAATGGTATATATGAAAATAGAATTATAATACCATCATATGATAAAGATAATCAGTTAAATTATTTTATGGCACGTGCATATAATGAAACTAATTTCAAGTATAAAAACCCACCTATATCCAAAAACGTCATAGGATTTGAAAATCAAATAAATTGGAAATATGAAATTACATTATGTGAAGGTGTATTTGATGCAATCGCTATTAGACGAAACGCCATACCGCTATTTGGTAAGTTTATATCAAAGCGATTGATGGAAACTATTTTTTTGAATAAGGTAAAAAAAATTAAAATAATGCTAGATAATGATGCCCAAGACCAAGCTAATAAATATGTAAATTATTTTACTAAAAACGGCATACAAGTTACTAATATCATCCCAACTGAAAAAGACCCAAGTGACCTTGGCTTTATTAAGACGCAAGAAATAATTAGAAGCACAAAAGCAACTCAATGGGATGATATGATCCGTGTAAAATTAAAAGGAATATGAAAATATTAAATAACACAACAATAGATTATGTGTATCATATTGCTGATTTGCACATAAGAAATTTAAAGAGACATAACGAATATAGATTAGTATTTAACAAATTTTTACAAGATCTAGATAATAGACCAAAAAATAGTATTTTGTATATTGGCGGAGACATTGCACACGCAAAAACTGAAATGACACCTGAATTGGTAAGAGAGGTTAGTTGGTTTTTAAAAGAGTGTGCTGATAGACTACCAACTCTTGTAATAGCCGGAAACCACGATTGTAACTTATTAAATCCATCACGACTAGATGTTCTATCTCCAATTGTAGAATCACTAAATCACTCAAATCTATTTTACTTAAAGGATACGGGAGTATATAACGTTGGTAATTTGACTATATCAGTTTTTTCAATTTTTGATAATAAAGAAAATTGGATCCACGGAAATGATATTGAGGGTGATCATAAAATAGTATTTTTTCACGGACCTGTTTATTCATCAAAAACGGATGTTGGTTATACTGTTAGTTCTAAATCATTTACTGCTGATATTTTTGATGGGTTCCACATTGGAATGTTCGGGGATATACACAGAAGACAAGTCTTACAGGAATATGATGCGATATTAAATAAACCAATATTAGTGTATTGTGGCAGTTTATTACAACAGGGGCAAGGTGAGCTTTTAGAAAACCACGGGTATTTATTATGGGATATTAAAAATAGAAATTTTACAGAGCATAACATCTATAATGAATATGGTTATTTGACATTAGATATTATAGATGGTCAAATACCACAATGGGTATATGATGAGGTCGGTGTAAAGCTACCTAAACGAATACGATTTAGATTAAAAATACAAAATACAAATAATATTGAGCTCCAATCTTGTATAAAAGAGTTGAAGAGTATGTTTGATGAGGTTGAAGTTAGTGTTACTAGAATGGATACACTAAATTCACTAAAATCAAGTTCATCAATAGATTCATCCCTAATAGGTAATGTTAGAGATGTAGTTTTTCAAAATAAATTGATTGGTGACTATTTAAAAGACTCATATGGCTTAAATCAAGATGCACTAGATAAGATATACGATTTAAACGTTCAATTTAATAACAAGCTAAATTCAAACGAGTCATATTTAGATCGTATTGTTTGGATTCCAAAAACATTTGAATTTTCAAATATGTTTTCGTATGGCGATGGTAACAAAATACATTTTAACAAAGCAACAGGATTGATAGGTTTGTTCGCACCAAACGCACAGGGTAAATCATCGGTGTGGGATGCTCTGTCATTTTGTATATTTGATAAATGTTCTCGTGCATTTAAGGCGCAGCATATAATGAATAATCAAAGAGATAATTTCTATTGTAAGTTTCATTTTCAAATAAACAATACCGATTATTACGTGGAGCGATATGCTAAAAAAACGAAAACTGGTGTGCGAGTTGATGTTAATTTTTGGAGAGAGTATGATGGTAATGTAGAATCATTAAATGGTGAGCACAGACGTGACACGAATGACAAAATAGAATATTATATTGGTAAATATGATGATTTTATTTTAACCACACTATCTTTGCAAGGTAACAATTCTTTATTTATTGATAAGTCACAAAGCGAGCGTAAGGACATATTATCACAATTTATTGGTATAGATGTCTTTGATAAGTTATACGATTTGGTTTTGGAAAATAATAAAAAAACAAACGCACTGCTTGAGCGATATGAAAATATAGATTATAGTGATAGGATAAAAGACATAGATGTTGAACTGGTTGAAAATAAACAATTACAGACAGACTTGCAAACTAAACTTGACACATTCAAGTTAGATAGACAAGTTAATATTGACCAACTTGCAGATCTAAATAAGCAGATAGTTCCTCTAAATGTTGAATCATTTAATATTGATAAGCTACTAAAAGATAAACAAAATAAAGAAACTGAAACAGATGACGTTAAAACAAAATTAAATGAAACAGAATTATCAATAATTAATTTTGAGAAACTAGAAACCGAACTGCGACTAAAAAAGGATACCGACTATTCTACTATTGAAATTGAATATAACAAACTAAATGAATTAAATGCATTGTCCGCATCTTTGCATACTGAATTGGACAAATTAGTTTATAAATTAAACTCAAATGAAGATACAATGGCTCATTTGAATGAGCACGAATATAACCCAGATTGCAGTATATGTGTTAAAAATTCAAAATCTGTTATTGACAAAAAAGAAACTATACAGACAACAATAGAAGAAATTAAAGCTCATATTGATGTTAAAATGAGTGAATTGAGACCAATAGAGGATAGTATTGATAAACTATCTTATGTTAAAGTAACGTGGAATGAATATAATGATTTGTTAAATGAATTGGATACTGCAAAAAATAATTTAATACACTTAAATCAATCCAAAAGCGAATTAAATTTATTGCTACATACATTAGGATCCACCCTTGAAACAATAGAACGAAATATCGGTAATTTTTATAAAAACGAGAATACTATAAAATCTAATGCTATAATAGAAACGCAAATTGGTGAGGTGACATTAAAAATAAAAGAGCAAGACAAATCTATTGATAAACTACAGCAAGAAATGTTAAAAGCTCAAACAAAGAATAATGAATTAAAAGCAGAGCTAAAATCAATTGAAAAAAACATTTTAGAATATGAAGAATTAGTCCAAACTGCAAAATTATATGAATATTATTTAGACAGCATAAGCCGAAATGGGGTTCCATACAATCTAATATCAAAAGCAATTCCTATAATAGAGCAAGAAATAAATAATATACTGACACAGATTGTAGATTTTACAATTGAACTAGAAATGGATGGTAAAACTATTAATGCTTATATCGTGTACTCTGACCAGAAATGGCCATTAGAAATGAGTAGTGGTATGGAGCGATTTGTTGGTGGGTTGGCTATTAGAATTGCACTTATAAATTTGTGCAACCTACCAAGACCCAATTTTCTAATTATAGATGAGGGATTAGGGACTTTGGATGGTGAAAATTTGCAATCTATATTCTTGATGTTTTCATATTTAAAAACTCAATTTGATTTTATCATTTTAATTTCACACTTGGACATCGCACGAGATTTTGTGGACTCAATAATGGAAATAAGAAAAAAGGGTGAATTTAGCTATATTAATTTTTAATTTATAGGGTTATGTATATTTATATGTATGTCTAGAATAAAGAAATACGGAACTAATTTAAATTTAGATAAATATTCAACTTTTATTAACGATATAGACCCTAATTCATTTTACTTAAAAGTAAATGAATTTAGAGATGTTTTTACTGGTGGTAAAAACGGATTTATTATTGAGGGAACTGATCATTTAAGAGAAAGTACGGATGTTTTACTTGAAATTAAAGATGTAAATGGTAACAATGTATACATAGAATTAGGTGATGGGATACCTGAATACTACGAAGGTTTATCTAAAGTAGTTTCCGTTCACGTTTATGAAGATACACCGATAGGTGAAGCCAATATAACTATATTAGCAGAATTAAAAACTTACGTAGATGAAAATGGTATAAAAAGAAATGTTCCAGATGAGTGGCGTGGTAAATATAATGTAAAGTGGAAAAGACGTTTTAAAATAAATAGAAATTTAGCAAATGAAGATAAGGTTAGATTTTATTATAGACCCACTATTCAAATAGACGAAATTGTAAAACCAATTTTTAATATAGATGTTCCAACTATAACTCAAAGCGGTTCGGTGGATGGTATAGCAGAAATACCAAATGCTGGTATATTTTTGGATGGGTATAGTGGTGGAACTTTATATAAACTACGCACATCATCTGGTCCAAATTGGACATCATCCATTCAGGACAATATAATTACAATACCATCTCTAGACTATTCTGCAAGTGTTATTGAGGTATTAAATGAAAGAGAATTATTAGTTGATAAACCATACACGACTATAGTTGGTAATTCTAACGTAGTCAGCAATTTTGTATCAGCATCATATACATCATCATTTGAGTATTTTGAAAATGAAACGGTAACAAATTCATCAACTTTAAGTTCATTTGGTAAGTTCATATTACGCAGATTAGGAACCTTTGTTGGTGACGTTGCCAGAGTTAAAGTATTCAGAAAGTCAAGAAGTTTATTAGAAGATTTCCAATTAGTTCAAGATATTAAATTAGAGGCAACTGAATTTTTATTAGACTATACGGCAAGTAATGCTACCGAAGTTTATTATGGTAACTTCTATGGAACTAATTTTGACACGTATTGGGAAAGTAGCAGCATCGATCACCCGATATCATTAAACTCTTCAAATTTATTAAATTCTATTCAAATAGATTTTAACCCACAGAGTGGTAGCTTTCAAAAAGTAATAACTAAAGATGATTTTACATTTACAAAAGATAGTGAATATTCATTATCTTATAAAGTTTTGTATAGTGGCTCTCGCAGTGATACGTCTTACATAAAAACGTATATAAGTTCATCCGAGTATTTGCAAGAGATAGGAACTATAAAATATTCAAATGAATATTTAACGAAAACCGATGTTAATATAAACTTTATACCAATTAGTACAGGTGATGGTAAATTGGTGTTTGAGGTTGTTGGTGATTTAGATTCGTCTGTAACTATACCAACAAGTTGGTTTTTGGCAAATGTTAGTTTAAAGGCATCGCAGGAAACTTCGTTCTCACCCGATGAGATCACATTTATTCAACAAATTCCACGAAAGTTATTTAACGAAACTTTTGACTTTAGGTTTGAATTTTATGATATAAATAATAACTACATACCCGTTTTAGTTGAGCGGTCTAAACAATTTACTGGTGGGAATGACGTTGCTGGGTTGGCTAAACAATTAAGTTTGACTTCCGATAATATAGCATTTAGATTTGATTATAAAAATGAACCATCACCATTGGTTCAAAACGATATTAATTTAACATTAATTAGACAAGGATATTCTGGTTCTACTACATTTGCATCATCTGCATTTGATGAGAACGGTGCATTACTCACATCTGCAAGTTATGCAGGTGGTCAATATCCTGGTTTATTAATAAATGTAACAGATACGTCCGCTGAATTATCCATTACAAATTTTACAGGATCACGTAGTGATGTTAAGGTTTCGTCTATAAGCTATACTGCTACGGTGGATGGTGATACAAGTTCCACTACAATATTTAGATTAACAGATGCGGCACCCCCATTAGTTATAACAGTATCAAATTCAAACTTTGTATTACCTGCAAATTCTATTGGTGTGGTTCAAAGTGGTATTACCACATCAACAGGTTCTGTTATTGTATATAGTGGAAACGATTTGGTTGATTTTGAATATGTGGCAGATGTATCAAATTTATCAAATGGTAAATTTAGATATACTGTAACTGGTTCTGGAGCAACACCATTACAAGCGGTACCTACCACTAATGTGTATGGTATAAGTTCAATTTCAACTGAAAATGCGACATTAAATATAAATATTGATTACCGAGATCCAAATGGGATATTGACTACAACAGAAAGAGTTGTTTATTATGCAAAATCAAGAATAAACGCACCTCAAGTTTCATTATTGTCAAATCCAAAAGCACAATCGGTCTCCGCAAATGCTAGTTGTGTGCAGATAGAAAATTTCAGTACAGTTACAGTAGTTGCAAATGAATTTTATACAGGATCTGCAAAACCTTTAACATTAGTATCACTAACTTCAACCTCACAATCATTGAGTGTGGCTCCAACTTACAATCCCACACTGGGAACTATAAATTTTGGTGCAGCGTGTTTAGCTACCAATGTACCAAGTATAGTATTAAATGTGACTGCTTCTGTTTGTGATTCTGAAGGTACGTTGCGTGTAATTAACGACAACATTACACTTAATAAAGTTAGATCTGGTACAGATGGTGATGGTACTGGTGTATTTTATCAAGGTGATTGGGATAATAGTAAATTATTCTTTCACAATTGCATAAGACGTGATGTTGTATCATATAGCTCTTGTTATTGGCAAACTAATAACACATCACTAGATGGGTGTTGCGGATTCTTTTGGTGTGCACCATCTGGAACTAATACTAATTGGAGGTCATTTGGTTGTACCCTACAATCAGTAGCAACTGATATATTATTTGCACAAGATGTTTACGCAAACAGAACTATAAATGTGGGTACTTCTGGTAGTTTAAATATAATAGCAATAGATGCAAATTTTCCAACATATTGCAATCCAAAAATTAGGATGTTGGCAACTGCATATAATACTAATGGCATTTTTATAGGTTATGATGCGAATACACCAAAATTATCTCTTAAATCTGCATCTAATTGCTTATTGTGGGATGGAACTAATTTAACTGTTAGTGGTAACATAACTGCAAACTCTCTAGTAGCAAATGCTTGTATTTGTTCACCAAATATATCTGGTGGTACTATTTGTGGCTCAACTATTAGAATAGGAACTGCTCCAAATTCATTCACAGCCGATTCTAATGGCATTTATCTTGGTTCTGGTACATTTTCAACTGCACCATTTAGAGTTTGTATGAATGGTTCTCTTATTGCAACGTCGGCAACCGTAAGTGGTAATGTTACAGCAAATTCATTTTGTATAGATGCTGATAATTTTTGGACTACAAGTGGATTTAAATTAAATGGTAATTGTGGAATAAGTTATACGACAGGTGGATCCATTATATTAGGTAGTAATACAAGAATATGTGGTATTATTCAAGCAACGTGTGGGTGTATAGGTGGATTTGAAATACGAAGTGATGAATTATATTCTAATAATATATATATGAATTGCAATGGTTCGATGTTTGCAACTGACATAGGTTCAAATACACTTAAAATTCCAAGATTTATTACTGTAAGTCAATGGCACGATTTTCAAGTTGATTCAGGTGGTAATACTTGTATATGTGGTTGTGTGGATATTGATGGTATTACAACACTTAGTAATAATGTATGTATTGTTAGTGGTAGTGTTTCATTTCATACATTACCCTTTTTTGGATATGAATGTGCTAAAATAACATCTTGTGGCGATTTTTGTACATGTGGAACTATATTATCTAAAAATACGATAACAACGTATAATTGTTTAATTTCATGTGAGAGTGTATTTGTATGTGGATGCTTACGTGTGTGCCGTGATATATGTGGTGGGTGTAATATATGGATAGCTAATGTTGGATGTGGGGTAAATTGGGTAAATTATTCAGATATTAGATTAAAAGAAAATATTAGTAGAATATGTTATGGATTATGTGATGTTATGAAATTAAAACCCGTTACATACACTATGAAAAATGATGAAGAAAAACATAAAAATATAGGTTTTATTGCACAACAAGTTAAACCATTTATACCCGAAGTTGTTACGGGCGGATGTATACTCGGTATAAACTATCCTGTTATTGTTTCTGTTTTAACTAATGCAATTCAACAACAACAATGTCAAATTGAAAGTTTGACACATCAAGTAAATCAACTAATTGGGAAAATATGTTATGGCTGTTAAATAATTTTTGTATAAAATAAAATTCATATATTTATATATACAATCTAAACCAAAGTTATAATGAAGAAAGATAAAATATTTGTACAAATCGCAAGTTATAGAGACCCACAATTAATACCAACAATAGAAGATATGTTGGAGCGTGCCAAGAATCCAGAAAATTTAACATTTGGAATTTGTTGGCAATACGACGAGACCGAAGATATAAATAGATACGATAATGACCCACGATTTAGAATAGCTAAATATCACTATTCAAAGTCGGAAGGACTTGGGTGGGCACGATCAGTGACCAATTCATTGTACGATGATGAGGAATATACACTTCAAATTGACTCACACCATAGATTTGTAATGGGATGGGATGAAATTGTATTAGAAGATTTTAAACAGGCATTAGAAGAATCCCCAAAACCAATAATAACAACGTATTGCACTCCGTTTGACCCAACAAAAGATAGACCTACGTGGGATTTGATACCATCTTTAATGTCTCAATACGAATTTAGTTCTGACAAACTTTTAATGAGTATGCCTTGGTATATTCAAGATCATAAACAAAGAAATCGTGTTATAAAAGCTAGAACTATAAGTGGTCACTTTTACTTTACTTGGGGTTATTTTATAAAAGAAGTTCCGTATGATCCGGATATATATTTTGGTGGATATACTGAAGAAACCACTTTATCAGTTCGTGCATTTACACACGGGTGGGATATGTACTCACCGTATAGAATGGTAATGTGGCACGAGTATACACGAAATTACAGACCAAAACATTGGGAAGATCACGGAAGCCAAAGTGAAACCAAAAAAACAAGTGGGGAGCGTGACATATTTGCCCGTAAAAAAACTAGACAATTATTTGGCACTGAAGATAATGGTATAGATATGGGGATTTATGGTCTTGGTGATGTTAGAACATTGCGTGATTATGAAGTTTATGGTGGATTTGATTTCAAAAAATGTAGAATACACGATTATACTTTAAAAGTAAATGAACCACCATATACAGGAGATTGGGAAAGTGGTTTTATATCAAAAAAACACGAAATTGGAATTACGTGGGATTTAGGATTTTTTTCTAAATTGGATTTTAAAAATAAACAATTTTTAACCTTGGGTGTTTTATCAAAAAATGATGTAGAGTTGTATAGAAAAGATTTTAATATAAATACTGACCCAAACCAAGTTAATTTGATTGAAAATTATTATTTGGCTAGATTTTCTAGTCAACAAGAACCATACAAAATTTTAATGTATTTGTATGATGAAAAACTTGGTTGGAGCGAACCCTATGAAAAAATACTATAAATATGAGAATAGCTTTTATTGTAATAGGAAATAGTAGAAGAAGTAATTATTTAACAGGTGACACTATTAGATATGGTAATGGTGGAGGATCAGGTACTGATGGTAGTTCCATTTTGGTTGCTGAATATTTGGCAAAACAAGGACACGATGTTGTTTTTGCATTTGATAGATTAGAACCACAATTAGAACAGGACTATAAAAATAGTGGTATAGATTTTGTACCAGGTACAAAAGTAAATGGAGTTACATACACATTTACAGATTTTGAGAATATTAATGATTTAGAGTTTGATATTTTAGTTAGTTCATTATGGTTTCACCATTATGATAAATTACCAATTAAAGTCAAAAAGTCACTTATTTATTGGTGTCATATGCAATGGATATACGGAATTGGGGAATTAATAAATTATTCTAAAGAAAATAATTTAACCCTTGGGTTTGTCAATATTTCAAATTGGGAGCAGAATATGAACCAATCTACAATAGAAAGTGCCAAAAATTCATACCAAAGTAAAGTATTTTCTACATTAATACCAAATCCTGTTATGGATGAGATGATTAATAAAGTTTTAGCAAAAAATATAAAGAAAAAACCACATAAATTTGTTTTCCACGCAGCTTGGGCACGTGGTGGTGATGTGGCAGTTGAAGCGTTGCGTCATTTAAATTATCCTGATTTAGAATTTCACTCATTTGATTATTTATTAGCCACACATCAACATACTGATCATTTCTTTAACTCACATAATGGGGTTGATAAGCATACACTATTTTCTCATATTGCCGAAAGCGAATACTTTTTATATCCGCTATATACACCATATCAAGATGTCCACAAAGATACATTCTCGTGTGTAGTTGCTGAAGCAATCGCATTGGGTGCAATACCTATAACATATCAATTGGGTGCCCTACCTGAATATTTCCGTGACTATTGTTTTTGGATAAACTTTCCAAGTTATGTAAATGTAGATGATATACAGCGTGAGAAATTAACTAAAGATCCTGATGGTAAATTTAAAAACAATATAAATAATATACTAGATGCAATTTATTATTTAGAAGCAAACCCAACATTAAAACAAAATATTAGAAATAGAGGAACTGATTATATTTTAAGCAATTTTAATATAGACAGAGTTGGTAAAATGTGGTTAAATTTTATTAATGTATTAACAAACTAAAATGTATGATTATTTAATTGTTGGTAGTGGTTTATTTGGTTCCGTATTTGCACGGGAAATGAAAAACTACGGAAAATCCGTTTTAGTGATTGATAAAAGGTCACATATAGGTGGAAATTGTTATACAGAAAACGTAGAGGGTATTAACGTTCATAAATATGGTCCTCATATATTTCACACATCCAATAAAGAAATTTGGGAATACGTCAATTGCTTAGTTGAATTTAATAATTTCAAGTATAGACCTAAGGTAAATTACAAAGGTAATATTTATTCATTTCCAATTAATTTACTAACATTGTATCAAATTTATGATGTCAAAACTCCAAGTGACGCTATTAAACTATTTGATGACAATAAAATTCACATTGAAAAACCTACAAATTTAGAAGATTGGTGTTTATCTAATATTGGCGAAGATCTTTATAACATTTTTATAAGGGGATATACCAAAAAGCAATGGGGATGTGACCCAAAGGAATTACCAACATCTATAATAAAACGAATACCAATTAGATTCAATTTTGATGATAGTTATTATTTTGATAGATATGAAGGAATACCAATAGGCGGATATACTCAAATATTTGAAAAACTTTTAGATGGAATTGAGGTTAGATTAAATCAAGATTATTTTTCAAATAGAGATTATTTTGATAGTATTGCAAATAAAATAGTATATACAGGTCCAATTGATAGATTTTATGATTACAAATTTGGAAAGTTAGATTATAGAAGTTTGGACTTTAAAACTGAAACATTAGATATTATGGATTTTCAAGGAACTGCTGGTATAAACTATACCGAATATGAAATACCATATACACGTATAATTGAACACAAACATTTTGAATTTGGTAATCAATCGCATACAATTATAACAAAAGAATATCCAACTTTAAATGGTGAACCTTACTATCCTATAAATAATCAAACCAATAATCAAAAATACAATAAGTATAAATATTTGATGAATAATGAAACAAATTTCATATTTGGTGGTAGATTAGCAGATTATAAGTACTATGATATGCACCAAGTAATAGGATCATCTTTACACAGATCAAAAAAAGAATTTGAAAATTTCAAATAATTTTATTATATTAAAACATAAATAAAAAATAAAAAATGGAAAAATATGTAGTATTTCACGCAGAAGGTGGTTTAGGTAAAATTGTCGCATCAACTGCTATTCTGCCTGCAATTAAAAAAAAATATAAAGATAGAAAACTAGTTGTAATGACTGCGTGGCCAGAGGTATTTTTAAATAACCCACACGTTTATCGGGTTTATAAAATAGGTTTTGCTCCTTATTTTTGGGAAGAGTATATTAAAAACTCCGATACTATATTTCTACGTAGAGAGCCTTATTTTGAAAGCGGGCACATTAATCAAAAAGATTCGCTACTAAAAACCTGGCACGAAATTTATGGATTAGAGTATGATGGTAATGCTTTACCCGAAGTTCATATGAATATGATGCAACAGAATTTTTCTTCACTTTGGAGACGAGAGAAGCCAATTCTACTATTGCATACCAATGGTGGACCTATTGCAGACGGGCAACCAATTTATAGTTGGTCTCGTGATATGCCGATTACATTATCGTCCGAGATTGTAAATAGATTTGGAAATCAATACCATATTATGCAAGTTTGCAAAGCAGAACAACAAGCTATACAACATCCATCGGTTGAGCCAATATTTAAACCGCTATCAAACTTTGAATTATTTTCATTGTTATTAGTATCTGCAAAACGTGTATTGATTGATTCGTGCTTACAGCACGCAGCAGCTGCATTTAAATTGACATCAAATGTTATTTGGATTGGCACAAAACCTAATGTTTTTGGATACGACTTGCATAATAATATAGTTGCAAATCCACCACCAGAGCGAACAAAATTACCTGACTCAATGTATTTTGATTTTCAATTAGGTGGGTTATATCACGAATGTCCATACACATCAATGGAAGAAATGTTTGATGTAAAAGGGGTTTTAGATGAGATTGAAAAATTCTGATACTTCTGTTGTAATATCTACTAACAATGGCATAAAATATTTACACGATAATTTAAAGTTGATAAATAATAATAACCCAAATCAAAATGTAATTGTTGTAGATACTGGTTCAACTGATTACGAATTTATATTTCAAACTAAAAAATTATGTGAAAAATTAAATTTTACTTATATTGAATCTAAATATAAAATGTTTGATTTCAGCTCAATTAAAACGATAATTGAAAACGATTTTAATTTTAATAAATACTTTTTTCAACACGATAATTTAATTGCTAGGTCTGATAAGACATATGATATAGTATTTAAGAGTGTATCAAATAATCAGCCATTTGTGTGGTGTGGGTTTTATGGTATTGGAGTTTCATACTTCGACAATGATGAGCAATTTAATTGGTGTAATAGTATAATTACTATAAATAAACTAGAACCTTATGTATTTGGCATTTTTGGACCTATATTTGGAATAACAAAAGAAGATTTGTTTAAAATAGAAGAAATTAAATATGTAAGTGTAAATAACAAAAACGAACAACGGGGAACCGAGCGGTTATGGTCTCAATTATTTACTAAATATAATATAAAACCTATTATATATAGTGTAGTTCCAAATGTAGATTATGCCGCTGATAAATTGCCATTGTTTATTAAATATTTTGAAAGGCGAAATGAAAGTAATTTATAGAATATCAGACACTGGTTATAAAAAAGATAAGCCATCTTGGATTAACAATGAAAATTGTTTAAGAAATGCTTGGACTACATTTATAAATTCTCAATTTATTATATTGATGGATGACGCCTCTAGTCAAACAATAGATATGATATACAACGTAACAGATAATCGTGCTACTTACATAAATGTAAATGCAAACTCATCTGCAAAATCATTTAATATAGCGCTTGATTACGCAATTAGAGAGTCAAATGATGAAATTGTTTATTTATTAGAAAATGATTACGTGCATACACCAAATGCTGAATCTGTTATAGCGGACGGCATTTCAATGGGATTTGATTATGTTACTGGATACGATCATCCTGATAAATACTTAAATCCAAGTCAAGGTGGAAACCCGTTTTGTGAAGGAAAGTCTGAAGTGAGTAGAGTTTATTGTGGTAAATTATCTCATTATAAAATCACAAATTCAACTACAATGACGTTTGCGGCAATGGCATCTACATTAAAAAGAGATGAGGTAATACTACGTAAATGGACAACCGGAAACCACCCAAATGATTTTAATATGTTTTTAGAACTTTCACAAAGAGGTAGAACATTAGTTTCATCAATACCTGCAACATCAACCCACGGGGAGACTAAATGGCTATCACCTATGGTAAATTGGGAAAGTTTAATATGCAACAATTAGCAGCTGTTATAGTTGAAAATAGAGAATTTGACAATTTTGGTAAGGTATGCCACGATCATTTAAAATATCTACCAAAAGATACAAAATTGTATGTATATACCCAAAATGATTTGGTTAGACCATATAAATCTCAATTAAAAAAGTTTGGATATACTAATAATGTAACAATTGGTATTTACAATCAGGCAATACCAATACCATCTTTATTTTTCAAATTGAATGGTTTTGATGAATTGATGAATAATAGTAAAATGAAAGAGATACTAAATTATTGCTTATTAATGACATCAACTGATTTTTGGAAAACTTTTAATAAATTTTATAGAGTATTGACTTTTCAAATGGATAGTGGTATATTACGTAATGGCATAGAGTCATTTTACGATTGGGATTATATTGGGGCACCTTGTAATTCTTACGTAAATGAATATGCCATATTAAATGGTGGTCTATCATTGCGAAATCCAAGAACAATGGAATATATTTGTAGATTTCATAATTGGAACACGGACTTAAATGAACTAATAGATTTGGGTAATGCGTCAACCGCATCTTTTTTTGCAGAAGACCTATTTTTTTCATTACGAATGATAAAATATAATATTGGCAAATATGCATCCATTGAATATGCTAGGTTGTTTTCAGTTGAATCTAAATACAATCTGGGATCGTTGGGGTATCATAATCCATATCCATATTTAACAGAAGATGAAATTACCACTTTAATGAACCAATATAATAACTAAAAAAATGAAAATATGGCATACAATCGGTTCCTCTGGTATACAAATGTTAGAAAAAATAATCTACCAGCATCATCACCACTTTTACTACGTATTAGAAATGGCGATTTTGAATTATCCCCGTATCTTATAGAAGCTGATGAACAGCGTGACTTAGCAAAAAAAATATATGATGAGGAAATGAACAATCCAAGAATATCTAACTATTTAGATAGACAGGATGAGGCAAGGCATAAAACTAGAATGAAGCAAGTTAAAGCACTCAAATTGAGTGAAGAGGGTAATAAAGATGAAATACGACGTTTGAATTTATTACGCAAAGCATTGCATAAAGAATTTGGTGCAGATTTATGGGATCGTGCCGTTGATGTGATGAATGATGGTAGTGTTGAAGATTTGTATTTTTGGTATAAAAGTGAACTAGACATTGGATTTACAAAATCTGAAATGGATATTTCATTGGGAAGACATAATAAATAACCACCTTGTGTGGTTATTTTTTTATCTTTATATATTTATACAATATGATAGACTTTATAAACGAAATTGTAAATGAAATTTTAGAAGAAAACACTATAAAAAATATAGTTGTTATTTATGGTGGTAGATTTCAACCATTCCATAGTGGACACTTTGACTCATATTCTAAACTTAAATCTAAATTTAAAGGTGCGGATGTTTATATTGCAACGTCCGACAAAGTTGAATTACCAAAATCACCTTTTAATTTTAAAGAGAAAAAACTTATAATTCAAAGAATGTTTGGTGTCAATCCAAACTTTATACAAAATGTAAAAAATCCATATTCCCCAAAAGAAATTTTACAAAAATACGATCCAGAGACAACTGCACTTATTATATTTGTATCTAGCAAAGATGCTAACCGATTCACTGGTGGTAAGTATTTTAAACCTTGGGAAGGTAAAGCCGAGGTAGGATTTTTAGATGGGGGCTATGTTTACATTGATGATCCAGGTGGTGGTGGACTTAGTGGAACTGAAGTTAGAAATATTTTAAAAACCGGAACTGATGATGAAAAGCTAAAGGTTTTCAAAAAGTTATATCCAAAGTTTGATAAAAAAATATATGATTTAATTGTTGGTAAATTAAACGAAAGTGAAAACTTATTTGTATCAAAGGAAATAATAGAAAACTGGCTTAAAAATAAATCAAATAAAAAATTAATAGAAATATCTATTGCAACTTGGCCAGCATTTGGAAAACCAATTGATGATGGACCTGGTTTATTTTTAAAGGATATAGATGTATATAAGGGAGTTAATGCAGAGCGTGCTGCTAAACTCGGTTGGCACGTAATAAGTCATTTGGTTAACGACACAATGGAAGACTATAATGAACTAAGAGATCCTGGTTATATAACTAATTTTGAAATAGGTGTGCCTTGGAGACGAGATGCTGAAGACAGAGAAAAAATGAAAGACGGCACATCATATGATGATTGGGTGAATAGTGTTCTTAATAAGTCAACATTAGTTGGGTATTCTATTTTAAAAGATAAATACGCAATTGAAAATGATAAATTACAAAAAAAATTAATAAAAAAAGATGTATTGGATGCCACTGATGTTAAAAGTGCACAATACCTAAATCCAAAAAATGAAAGTTTTTATGGTGGTGATATTGCAGCAGGATCACCTGAAACCTCATATACAACGGATGGTAATTTAAGATTATTAGATAGAGGTAAGCCTGAACCTTGGTTTAAACAACTTGGATATACACAAATGGATAAACCAAGAGCTAGTTTTATGCGAGGTAGGTTAAAAAAAGATAGAACACCAGAGTTATTAACCCGTAAGGCTACTTTTACCGTCACCAATTATAAATCTAGTACCCTAAAACCAGCACTAAAACCGGTTGGGGTTGACGAATGGGTTCCAGTTGAACCGGTGGAAACTAAAGAAACAAAAAAAATGAAAAAACCGAAAACAAAAAAAATGACAGAAGATTTAAGAAAATGGCTTGGATCTGGTCCAACCGGTGGGTGGGATAGATATTCCACTACGGGTGAGAAATTAGGTAAATGTGGTGATGCAAAAGAAGGTGAACCATATTCTGTATGTTTATCCAATGAAAAGGCACGAAAGTTAGGTAAAGATGGTATTGCGTCTTTCGTAAGACGAAAAAGAGCTGCACAGAAAAAAGCAGGTGACGCTAAAAAAGGTGGGGAGCAAACAAAAGGTCAAAAACCTGTATTTGTTAAAACTGGGTTAGAAGAACGTTTAAATGAGGTGATGAGTTTATTTTTAGAAAAAAATGAACCAACCGATGCTGCAAAATGGAGCTACGCAAAATCACAAGCTAAACAAAAGTTTGATGTATACCCTAGTGCATACGCAAATGCTTGGGCTGCCAAAAAATACAAAGAATTAGGTGGTAAATGGAGAAAAACAGAATCTATTTTAAGTGAAATACCAAAAGATGATTTGGCAAAGATAGATCAGTATGCGGATAAGCAATTATCACCTATAAATGTTGTTATTACAGACAAACACTTTTTTGATAGATTAAATGATCCACGTAATGATAAACCAATTACATCTGCTGAATTGATTGGATTTTTCAAACGATTAAGTAAAAATAAAAAGAAATTTATTGAATTTCTAAAACAATACAATCAAATCGTTGCAAAAGATAATAGAACAAATATAAACATTCCGTTTATGTTAAGTGCAAATAGTGCCATTGCAAAAACGGTAATGCGTAAAAATGATTTTAAAACCTCAAATCCAAAGTATCAGTTTGAAGATACAGATTTAACTAACTTGTTTGGTGATAAACCAAATAAAGTTGAACCTGCTGAAAAAATATTGTTTGATTCATTAATAAAATTTATGCAAAAATCACTTGGATTTTCTGCTAAAATAATTATAAAACGCAGTCGTCCTAGTTCTAAAAGTGGAGCATCTGCTTGGATACTTATTGGACCTAAACCTCCTAAAACATTTATAATTCAATATAATCCAAATAAATCGTATTCTAATATTTTACAACAAATTATACACGAACTTACACACGTTAAACAAGTAGTTAAAAATGAATTAAAATCAACTGATGATGTAAAATCAGTAATATGGGATGGTAAAGTTTTCATTTCTGCTAAAGATTTGATAAATATGATGAAAAAGGATTTTAATCAATATAAGAATTTACCTTGGGAAAAAGAGGCATATGGTAATCAAAAAAAATATTATGATATGTTTTTAAAATCACAAGAATTTAAAAATTTAGTTGATAAGGACTCAAATTTAAATAATATTATATCCAATTTAAATGAAAACATTGAAGATAAAATAGAAAAACAATTTGACATCATTGCGGATATTTATGAAAGAAATGATTACATAGTTTTGTCTAGAATGGAAATACCTAAAGAAAAGCGTGGTACTGGTATTGGTACTAAAGCTATGAATGTGCTAATTAATTACGCAGACTCGGTTGGTAAAGATATATTCTTGACACCATCAACTGATTTTGGTGCAAGTAGTAAATCTAGATTAGAAAAGTTTTATCGTGGATTTGGATTTGTTCCAAATAAAGGAAAAAACAAAGATTTTAGAAGTCGTGAAACTATGGTTAGAAAAGCGACTAAAAATGAAATTAGTGAATTATTAATGGGATATCCAGATCAAAAATGGATGGATAAGCACGATAAAGAAATAAAAAGATTGCGTAAAAAATTTAATAGTCAAATAGATGGTGATAGCCATTATAAACCTATAAAAGAAAACATTTTGTTAGAAGGTGGTGCGTATGGTCATTTATCACACCCATTTGAGACTGATTTGAATTTATCGTTTAAAGACTTAAAAAATATAGTAAATAAAGCATTAGAAGGAAACCTAGAATTTACAAGAGAAAAAACTGATGGTATGAATATTACCGTTTCTTGGAAAAATGGTAAATTGGTAGCAGCTAGGTCAAAGTCTCAATTAAAAAATAAAGGTGAGACTGCGATGGATATAACACAAGTTGCTACAAAATTTGAAGGTAGAGGTGGAATTGCAGATGCATTTAACTTTGCGATGCAAGACTTAACAAAAGCAATTTCAGCATTGTCCGAAACCCAAAAAGAACAAATTTTCGGTGAGGGCTCTAAATTTATGAGTTTGGAAATTATATACCCAGAGGCATCTAATGTTATTGTTTATGGTCAGCCGTTATTGGTATTTCACGGAACACTGGAATATGATGAAGATGGAAACCCAATTGGCGAAGATCCAGAAAGTGGTAGGGTATTAGAAAAGATGTTAAAGTCTGTAAATCAAACTGTACAAGATAAATTTAGCATTCAATCTCAACCAGCATTAAAATTACCACAAAATCAAACTTTAAATAATCTTAAGCCAAAGTATTTAAGTATGCTATCTAAACTACAAACTGAATTTGGGTTAAATGACTCTAATTCTGTTGTAGATTATCACAAGGCGTGGTGGAGTTCATACATTAAAAAGAATGCACCGACTACGGTGTCGGCTGATGTATTAAATGGATTGACAAACCGATGGGCACTTGAGGATAAGTCATTTAGATTAGATAAAAAGAATATAAGTGATGAAAAACTTTTAGCTTGGGCAGTTGGTATTGATAAAAAAGATTTTACAAAGTTTAAAAAAGAAAACTTTATGAAATTTGAAGATATATTTTTAGGTATTGGTGCTGATATATTATCATTCCTGTCATCTGCATTAGTTGTAAACCCAGATGCAGCAATTAAAAATGTAAAAGCTAAATTAGATACTGCAATAAATGATATCAAGAAATCAGGAGACCCAAATAAACTTAATAAGTTAGAAATAGAATTAAAAAGGTTAGAATCAATAGGTGGAACCGATACAATTATACCTGTTGAAGGTATCGTATTTGTATATAAAGGGGTTCCAATGAAACTAACAGGTAAATTTGCACCAATAAATCAAATATTAAATACTATGTATTAATAAGGAATAATATGAAATTAAAAAGAATAATTAATGAAATAGAAGATACTGAAATGGAAAATCAAGTTAAGACGTTAAAGTCATTGGGTTTTAAAATGGAAAAAACTAGAAATTACATAGAAGCTATACTAGTTAAAAATACTAAAATAGGTATAATGAAAGTTGCAGTGACGGCTCAATGGTATATACCTATAGGCAATGCTATGATAAACAATCAAGGTTCATTCTATTTAGGTGATAATGAGTTCGGTTATGAAAGACAAATTGGTAAAGATATTGAAGATTTTAATACATTTGTGAGAGTAGTAAAGTCATTATAAAACAAATGAACACATCTCAACACTAAACCTCTACTAAAAATAGAGGTTTTTTTGTTTTATATATACTTATATATAATAGTAATAGTTTAATTAATATGGCTAAAGAGTTTAATAATAAATTTATGCACCCAACACGTAGAAAACTCGTTGAAATGATACATACGGGTGAATATGATAGTGATATTAAAGTTGGGTACACTAAAATAAAAGATACACCTACTAGAAAAGTTGGCGACGTATGGGAGGATGAAGATGGTAAAATTTGGGAACAAAAAGAAGGATTTAAAGTAAAGAAATCAAAATTGACAGACATTATGTCTGAAGTTAGAAACCAATTGTACGAAAAAACAAGATGTTCCCGGTCAACTTGTTCTAAAACTGGTAAATACTCAAAAACAGATAAAAAGGTAATTGAAAAATATAGTTACTGCTCATCTTGTTTGAGTGAGTTGGAGCACCCCATACGAGTTGACGGAAACTGGGAAACTTACAAAACCTGGCGAGTATCACAAGATATGATTAAAGAAGCCCAAGAAATATTAGATAATTTAAATCAAGCATATAGTGAAGTTAAACAAGAATATACCTATGTTAATTCAGACGGCACAACTCAAACTTGGAAATTGGACAAACCGATTGATGAAATAAAAGCAGATATGTTAACTGAAATTAACTTGGTAAAGGATCAACTTGATATGGTTATAAAAATAAACAAAGAAGCATATAATAAATTAAAGGAGTTTAATTATGAAATCATCGTTTGATTTTAGATTTTTTTTAATACTATTTTTAATAGGGTTAAGTTCATTTTTCTTATACAGAATAAGTGTAATTGAAAGCCAAAAACCAATAGAAGAAGTTAAAATAGATACATTAGTTGTAACAAAAGATACTACGATATTTAAAAAAGGAAGCACAATATTTAGAACTAGAGTTGAAACATTAAAGGTTCCAATTTACATTGATACCTCCCAAGTTATAAAAGATTATTATTCAAAGTTTGAGTATGTAGATACTCTTAATTTTAAAGAACACGGGTTTGTTATTGTTACAGATACCGTAACTGAAAATAGTATTTTAAACAGAAATGTAAATGCTTCACTAAATTCTGTATATATAACGAAAGAAATTACAATAATACAACCACCAAGAACTGAATTTTATATCGGCGGTGGTGTTGGATTTGGTGGTAGTAATTTGTTCAATAACGCAACTGGCTCTATAATATTAAAAACAAAATCTAAAACAATTTATGGTTTAGACTTTGGTTTGACATCAAATCCATTGAATAGCACAATAAAACCATATATGGGAATTAAGTATTACGTTCCACTAAAATAAAGGTAGGGTATATGTCAAAATCATTAAAAGACTTAATTGCGGATGATTATAAAAAATGTGCAGTAGATCCTGTGTATTTTATGAAAAAATATTGTAAAATACAGCATCCAATTAGAGGTAAAATCCCATTTCATCTATACCCATTTCAAGAAAAAACTTTAGTAAATTTTAAAGACAATAGATTTAATATTGTTTTAAAATCACGCCAAACTGGTATTTCTACATTGGTTGCTGGGTTTTCATTGTGGAAAATGTTATTTAATAATGATTTTAATGTTTTGATTATTGCAACAAAGCAAGAAGTTGCTAAAAATTTGGTTACAAAAGTTAGGGTGATGCACGACTTATTACCAACGTGGTTACGAGGTGCGGCTGCGGAAGATAATAAATTATCGTTGCGTTTAGCAAATGGATCTCAAATTAAAGCAATCGCATCTTCACCAGACGCAGGTAGATCTGAAGCACTTTCACTTTTAGTTTTTGATGAGGCTGCGTTTATTGATGTTGCCGAAGAAATTTGGATTTCTGCACAATCTACGTTATCTACAGGTGGTAGTTGTATTGCACTTTCTACGCCAAATGGTGTTGGAAACTGGTTTCACAAAACTTGGATGGATGCTGAAAATGGACTAAATGGGTTTATGACAACAAAATTGCATTGGTCAGTCCATCCAGAGCGAGACAAACGATGGAGAGATGAGCAAGACCGATTATTAGGAGTTAAAGCCGCAGCACAAGAATGTGATTGTTCGTTTATAAGCTCGGGTGATAATGTAATAGATCCTGATATTTTAATGTTTTATAAAAATACACACATTGAAGAACCACAAGAAAAGCGTGGTATTGATGGTAATTTATGGATATGGGAATATCCAAACACAAGTGGAACCTATATTGTATGTGCGGACGTTGCTAGGGGTGATGCATCTGACTATTCAGGTGCTCAAGTTATAGACATAGTAAATCTAACCCAAGTTGCAGAATACAAAGGTAAGATGGATACAAAAGACTTTGGTAACTTTTTGGTTTCACTTGCAACTGAATATAACGATGCACTTTTAGTGATAGAAAATTCAAACGTTGGTTGGGCAACTATTCAGCAATGTATTGATAGAAATTATGGCAATTTGTTTTATATGAGTAAGGATTTACGTTATGTAGATACACAACGTCAATTGACAAACAAAATAAATGCGTCTGAACGTAATTTGGTTGCAGGTTTTTCAACTACATCACGCACTAGACCACTTATTATATCCAAACTAGATGAGTATTTAACGTCAAAGGCGATTACAATAAAATCAACACGACTTATAGATGAATTATTTGTATTTATTTGGAAAAACTCAAAGGCACAGGCAATGCAAGGCTACAATGATGACCTTGTTATGGCATTTTCAATATCATTATGGATTAGAGACACGGCTATTAGATTAAAACAAGAGGGAATTAACATTACGACTAAAGCATTAGAAAATATATCATCTTATTCAGTTGGTATGTATGTGCAAAATGGGAATAATGAAGACCCATATTCAATAGAAGTTGGTGATAGCAAAGAAGATATTAGATGGTTATTTAAATAATTTAATAAATTATATATTTATGTTTATGAAATTGTTAAATGAAAATATTACTAAATTATTAAGCGAAGGTATGAAATATCATTTAGATAATAAAATACCTATATCTGAAAATATATTTCGCAGTGGATCACTTGAATTCTTTAAATTATTTAATGAAGCCAGAAAATTGTATAATAATGGGTTATTACAAGAAATAAACCAAATGGATCAATGGTTTTTAAAAACTGATTTGGGTAAGGTTGGAATCTATGAGGGTAAGAAAGTTTTATTAGATTTTCCAACAATTATTAAAGAAGCCGAATATCAAGGTAGAGATGTTGAATTAAACAAGCCATCTAGATCATCTGGACCTAAAAAGTATCAAGTATATGTTAAAAATGAAAAAGGCAATGTGGTAAAAGTAAATTTTGGAGATGCAAAAGGTGGGCTAACGGCCAAGATTAATAACCCAGAAGCAAGACGCGCATTTGCGGATAGACACGATTGTAAAAATAAAAAAGATAGAACTTCAGCTGGTTATTGGAGTTGCAATATCCCAAGATATTGGAAGTTACTTGGTGGTAGTAAAAATATGAATACTTATTGGTAATTTATGAAGCCATACAGACAGATAAAAAATAAAAATCACATTATACGAACATTTGATGAAAATGTTGACGGACACGAATTGGTATGGCATAGAGATAAGAAAGATAGAATTGTAGAAATTTTAAAAGGTGAAGGTTGGGAATTGCAAATGGATAATAAAGTTCCTGTCCAACTAAAAGAAGGTATGACAATAGAAATACCAAAGGAAATGTTCCACAGAGTTATAAAAGGTAAAACACCTTTAACTATAAGAATAAAAGAAATATAATATATGGCTAATAATGATAAAACTTGGTTAGACAGGCTACGATCAATGTTTTCAAATGACGTTGTCATTAAAGACAAAGATGGTAAAATTAAAGTAATAGATTTTAATGAAAGACAGCAAACTAATATTAATGTTTTGCAAGATAGATTTATGCGTCTTCATAAAAATTATGAATACAATACTGCCGATATGGCAATGGCATATCAATATAATAGACATAGATTGTTTAGAGATTATGATGCAATGGATTCTGACTCAATTATTGCATCTGCATTGGACGTTATGGCTGATGAAGCTACTACCAAAAATGAATTTGGCGACGTATTGATGATTCAATCCAATGATGATGACATTAAAGATAGATTACACAATTTATTCTATGATATAATGAACATTGAGTTTAATTTGTGGCCGTGGACTAGAAATTTAGCCAAATATGGTGATTTTTATATGGCATTGGAAATATCTGAAAATTTAGGAATAATAAATGTACATCCACAATCAGTTTATTATACCGAAAGATTGGAAGGTTGGGATAGTGAAGATCCAAACAAAGTTAAATTTAAAGTAGAACAAGATCCGCTAGGTAGGGGTGAGTATGATAACTTTGAAATGGCACATTTTAGATTATTAGCTGATACAAACTTTTTACCATATGGTAAATCTATGTTAGAAAATGCTAGACGTATTTGGAAACAATTAACCCTGATGGAAGATGCTATGCTTATTCATAGAATAATGAGAGCACCCGAAAAACGCATATTTAAAATTGATATTGGTGGTATAAATCCAACCGAAATTGATAATTTTATGCAAAAAATAATGAATAAAATGAAAAAAGCCGAATTGGTTGATAAGAGAACGGGTGACTATAATTTAAAATTTAATATGCAAAACTTAACCGAGGATTTCTTTTTACCGGTTAGGGGTGGTGATAGTGGAACATCCATTGAGAATTTGGCAGGTCTTGAATATGCTGCCATTGAAGATATTGAGTATTTGCAAAAAAGATTATTTGCAGCACTTAAAGTTCCAAAGGCATACTTATCTTACGAAGAAGATTTATCTGGTAAAGCAACTCTTGCAGCGCACGATGTTAGATTTGCTAGAACGATAGAGCGCATACAGCGTATACTTGAGAGTGAATTAACTAAAATAGCTATTATACACTTATATACACAAGGAGTTACTGATGATAGATTAACTGATTTTAATTTAACACTAACTAACTCATCCACAATATACGAACAAGAAAAGATTAATTTATGGGCAACCAAAGTTTCATTGGTTCGTGATATGAAAGAAATTAAGATGGTGTCTGATGATTGGATTTATAAAAATATTATGAATATTGGTGATAATGAAGCCAAAGAGGAGCGCGGTAAGATCATTAGAGATTTAATGGAAAAATATAGATATAATACAATTGAAAATGAAGGAACCGATCCAGCTGCCGAAGAAAATAGAAGCGCAACCGATGTTGAAGAAGAAATACATAGGATAAAAAAAGAAATAGAAGATGGCAGAAACAAACCAAATGATGGCAATGGGGGTGGTCGACCAAAGGACACAAGTTCTTATAGAAAAGATAGACATCCATATGGTAGAGATCCATTGGGTGACAAGGAAAATCACAAAAATCGAAATAGAGTATCCGAATCTATTCCAAAAAACAAAATTTTAAACTTTTTGAAGAGTAGAAATAATAAAAAAACAATATTAAATGAGGATAATTTGATCGATTATATGGATTTATAATAATGTTATATTTATATAATAGATAATTGGAAAAAGAAATGAAAAAATTAAAACATTCAAAATTCAAAAATACAGGTATTTTATTTGAATTATTAGTTAGACAAATAACTTTGGAGGTTATAAATGGGGATACCGTTGGTAAATCCAAGCGTATTTTACACGAATTCTTTAATAAAAAAACTGAATTATCTAAGGAATTGCGATTATACGAATTGTTACTCAAAGAAAAATACAAAACAGAAAATAGTGCTGAAAAGTTTATAGATGTAGTATGTGAAGAGCGAAAGAAAATAAATGATAAAAAATTAATTAGAGAAAAGTATGAACTTATTAAGACTATTAAAGAATCATTTGATTTAGATAAGTTTTTATCGTATCCATTAACTAATTATCGTCAATTGGCATCTATTTATAAATTGTTTGAATCAAATAATACAAATTCATTCAATATTAAAGATAAGTTTGATGCTAAAGTTACTCTCATTGAGCACATTTCAAATACTCAAACAAAAAATAAAGATAAAATTGAAGAGTCAGCAATATTAAAAACTTTCTCAAACCAAGATAAAGATTTAAGATTACTTACTTATAAAATTTTGGTTGAAAATTTTAATAAAAAATACACTACGAAATTAAGCAAGAATCAAAAAAAATTATTAGAGCAGTATATAAATAATATAAGTAATACTACTGGTTTTGTTGAATATTACAAAACTGAATTGAAAAATTCAATTTTAAAGTTAAAAAAACTTAATGAGCAAATTTGTGACAAAACAACTAATATTAAGCTAAATGAAACCATTAAAATAATGGAAGATATTAAAGTAAATAAAGTTGTGTCGGATGACAATGTATCTATGTTAATGTTATCATATGAATTAGCAAAGGAAATTGGAGATAAATTAAAATGAAAGCAAATAAGTTAAGAGAGTTTATTAGACAAACCATAAAAGAAATGGAAGATGAGTTAGAAGAAATTAGTGTAACTGGTAATATATCAGGATACAACACTCCATTTGCGTTTGGTAAAAAAGACGATGATAGAGTAGAACGTTTAGCTAATTTAACTGGATATACTACATTTAAAGAATTTAAAGAATCAAAGGATAAATTAGTAGAAAATCGTTGGTTGAAACTTAAAAAAGAAAGAAAAACTCCAAATCAAAAAATTGGAGTTGGAATACGAGAGTTAAGAAATCAACTCACCGAAATGGAAAAGTTTGTTGAATGGTATGGTAGAATTAAAAATGAAAACGAGCTTGAGCCAAATAATTATTGGAAAAGAACACAGAAACATCTTGGTGCAATAAGTGAGAGAATAAAAACATTATCCGAAAAAATTAAACAATTATCTAAATAAGTTTTACTTATATAATAAAAGGAATTACAAAAATGAAAATTACAAAATCACAATTAAGAGAAATGATAAGAGAAACCATCAAAGAATTAAATGAAAATCCTTGTTGGGAAGGTTATACGCAAGTTGGAATGAAAATGAAAGATGGTAAAGAAGTTCCAAATTGCGTTCCGGTCTCTGAAGCAAATGTAATCAAAAATTTAAAAGAAGCTGATACGGAATACCAGACTTATTTTAGAAAAGAATTAGAAAAAACTGGTAAATCTTCACCTGCTGACATGACTGATGATGAGAAGAAAAAGTTTTTTACTCAAGTTGATAAGGGTTGGACTGGTAAGACTGAATCTTTTAGACGTAGAGTATCGGAATTTGGCAGACTACGCCATCACGCAAAGAAAAGAAAATAGTTACAATACTATTTAACAAGAGAGTATAAAAATGAAATCACTTTTAATTGAAACACAACTTTTTGAAGGTAAAATAAATGAGGATGCAAATGGTAGGACACTTGTAAAGGGTGTCCTACAGCGTGCAGGTGCAGAAAACCAAAATGGTAGAATATATCCTGAACGTGTTTTACGTCGTGAAGTTGATAAATACCAAAAATTAATCAAAGAACGTAGAGCACTTGGTGAATTAGACCACCCAGATTCTACCGTTATTAATTTAAAAAATGTATCCCATAACATAAAAGAATTATATTGGAATGGAAACGATATTGTTGGTGTAGTTGAAATTTTACCAACACCATCTGGTAATATTCTAAAAGAATTATTGAGAGCTGAAATTCTATTAGGTATTTCATCTCGTGGTATGGGTTCAACTCAACAAAACGGTGGAAAGACAGAAGTTGGTGAGGATTTTGAATTGTTATGTTGGGATTTTGTATCTAACCCATCCACCCACGGTGCATTTATGACACCTATTTACGAATCAGTTGTAAATAAAATAACTGCGGACAAATGTGGTGATTGGTGTAGAGCACAGCACCTAATGAAAGAAATGATAATGTTACGTTAAAAAAACAAAAAATGATATTTATATACATAAAAAGGATAAATCAATGAAAATTACAAAATCACAACTGCGAGAAATAATTAGAGAAGTAATTAATGAATCTTTTTCTAATGCAGATAAACCCTTATCCGCAGATAATAGGTATTATTTTAAACCTGCAAAAGAACGTGTGTATGCATACGTAAGAAACGGTCAAGAAGGTGATTTGGATTTTTCGGATTTGAAACAAGTTCCAGAAGGACTATCACTTTTAACTCACGTTAAGGGTAATTTAAGTATAGTTGGTACTAAAATTAAAGAATTACCAAATTTAAGAAAAGTTGATGGTAATTTTTTTGCTCATAGCAGTAAGTTGGAAAAACTACCAAATGGCTTGGTAGTTGGTGGTGATTTTTCTATATTAAATACACCGCTATCTAAAAAGTTATCTGTAGATGATATTAAAAAGAAAGTGAAAGCAAGATCTTACACAATAGTAAAAGGAGATTAAAAACAATGCCAGCAGTATCGCAACAACAACAAAAAATAATGGGTCTTGCCCTTTCGGTTAAACGAGGTGACACCCCAAGATCGGAAGTTTCTGATGAAGTCCTTAATATTGTAGATAGTATGTCCGAAAAAGAATTACGTAAGTATGCAGGAACTTCACATACCGGACTACCAAAAAAAGTTGAAAATATCATTCGTGAAATGATTAAAGAAATTTATAAAGAAATGAAAGAATCCGTAAATAAATCTTCAAATAAAAAATGAATATGAGATTAAAAAAAATATTACAAAAAGAAGGATTTGAATTGGGTAAAGTCCATTCAAACCCGTTTCATACTGCATTCAAACCTACAATACAGGAACAAGACCACGAAGTATCAATGGCGCAAACTTCATTGGATTCCATTATAAAAAATGCGACAGAATTAAAAGAAAAGATAGGAATGATGGAAAAAGATATTCCAGGGTGGATTCAAGACCATATTGTAAATTCAGAAAACTATATAGAACAAGCCAATTCTGGCTATCACGAGTTTTAATTCAAACAATAAAATAAAGAGACATAAAAATGAAAAAACAATTTGATATAACTGATTTTTTACATAAAAATAAATTTAGATTTGTTTTAAACGAAAATCAAACTAATCAACTATCTAATGAATTAAAAAAACACTTTTTAGAGATTATATCAGCATACCGAGCATATGAAGATCAAATGGAAAGACCATCTGATATAACCGAGGTGGCTGAAACGCTTGGTGGCATAGTTGAAGCAGCAAAAGAATTAGCATTAAATGAAGCTGGTGACTGGTTTGATAAAGTAACTATCAAACGTAATATGAAAGAGCTAGAAGATTTGGGTAGAAAGTTTGATAGATTTTCCGTAGAAGCTAGAGATTTGGATACTAGACTTCGTACGTTATATGAGGATATGGGACACATCTTATCTCGCTATTATGAAATTCACGACATTGACCCGTCTGTGATGAGACAACGATTGGGAATGACACCTGCTAATGTGGAGAACACATACAAAAAACAAAATGTAGCAGAGCAAACCAGATATTTTAAATACACAAAATTAAAAAACAATAAAAAGTAATACATAATATACATATTGTTCAAATAAATAATTAAATTAAATATTTATGTATAGTGTTAGGTTATATAATTTTAATTTAATTGGAAAAAATTAATGAATGATATAGTAATTGCGTTTTTAACTGGGGTATTAGGTCCTCTACTTATAATAGTAACAAAATTTTATTTAGATAATAAAAAGAAAAATAAAAAAGATCCATTAGATGATCTATTAGCAAATTCAGATTTAATAAATGCTGAATTAAATTCCATTTTGGAAGAGGTTGATGCAGATAGAGCGTGGATTGCACAATTTCATAATGGCGCATATTACTATCCATCTGGTAAATCTATTAAAAAATTTACTATTTTTTATGAGCAAACTGCTGATTCTGTTTCTAAAATATCTTCGTTTTTTCAAGGAATCCCATGTTCATTATATTCAAGATCTTTAGCTCATATTTTAAATGAAGATGGCTTGTATATTAAAGATTATAAAGAAAGTGATTATCACGGGCTAGGATCTGTCGGTGATACAGGTGGAACACGATCATCTATGTATTTTCCACTTTATTCGTTTGACCAAAAACCAATTGGATTTTTATGTGCAGATTGGGTTAAGCGAAAATCAAATGCAAAGCCAGATGATATTGAATTACTTAAAAATAAATCATACCGAGTGGCTGGTTATTTAACCAATTATTTAGATAATTTATAAAATATTTTTTTATAATATATATAGATACGTAACTAAATGGATAACTAAATATGAAATTAAAAGAATTTAAACTTAGACAAATTATTAAAGAAGAAATACAGAAAATAATTAAAGAAGGTAATGCATTTGGTATGGCAGTTAAAAAAGCCAAAGAGGAAGGTAAGACGGAATTTCAATTAAATGGCAAAACCTATAAAGTTAAAAACAATAAACAAGAAAGTAAACTTGGTGGTTGGGGAACTCCTGTAACAAGCGGTCAAAAGGTGACACAAGAAGGTGGATGGGGCAAAAAAGTAGAAAACAAAAAAATAAATAAATAATATGAAACAAACATTAGACTATCATAATTTAGTTCAAAAGTTACGACAATTTTTTTTATCAAAAAATTATATTGAGGTTCCAACTCAATCAAGATTATCAATATTAGCAGCATGCGAAAACCCACATTCAGTTTCAACTTTTACATATAGTGGTGTGACTTGGCCATTACCCCAAACAGGTCAAATGTGGTTAGAGTATGAATTATTAAAAAATCCAAAATGGGATGGTGTATTTTGCATATCAACTTCATATCGTGACGAAAAGGAACCAATTGATGGAAGACACGAAAAGATATTCCCAATGTTTGAATTTGAGTCAAAGGGTAATATAACTGACTTACATAATTTAGAGTGTGAATTGTTAGATTATTTAGGGTTTGGTGCACCTGTCGTATTAGATTATAATGAATTGTGTGAAAAATATAATACGTCAATTCTAGAAGCAGAACACGAAACTATAATGCGAGATGATTTTGGTGATAACATATCTTTACAGAATTTTCCATTACGAACATCTCCTTTTTGGAATATGAAAAATAAGACTAATGATTTATTCAATAAAATAGATGTTATATTGTATGGTCAAGAGACAATAGGTTCAGCTGAAAGAAGTTGTGATGTTGAGCATATGAAAAATATGTTTTATAATATTACAGAAGGTGGTTATGCTGATAAATTGTTTGAATTATTTGGTAGAGAACGAGTTGAGGCTGAATTAAACGAATTTTTATCTTATGACTTTTTTGAACGATTTGGTGGTGGAATAGGATTGACACGATTAAATAGAGCTTGGAATTTATTAAATGAAAAACTATAAATTAATAAAAGAAAATCCTGATGCGGTTGCTGGTGGGTTAAGTGACAAATTATCTGTAGCTGATATTGCCAAAAAGCACAACGTCCCTGTTTCTAAAATAAAAGATCAAATTAAAATGGGCGTTAAAGTAGAAATGGAACATACAAATGATGCTACATTAGCAGCTGAAATTGCAAGAGATCATTTAACAGAAGATCCAGAATATTACACTAAATTAAAATCTATTGAAGCCGGCGGTGGCGCAAAGATGGAAAGATTGAAAGAACTTATACGACAAGAGATAAGAAACCAACAATCAATGAATGAAGCAACCTATGTAATGCATTATGGTCAAGGACAAAACAGATTTGTTCATCAACTTAAAGCATTTTCACTAAAGAACGCGTTGGAGCAATTTATTGATATGTATAAAATACCTAAAGATAAATGGAAAGACATTTCAGTTAGAAAATCTGGTATGTTTTAAAAACTTAAATTATAAAATATGAAAAAAGGAAAAGTTGCAGTTAGGGTTAAGGGCGGTAATGTAGATAAAGCAATTCGGTTATTTAAAAAAATGGTAATGGAAAGTGGACATTTACAAGAATTATTTGATAGACAATATTATATAAAACCATCCAGAGCTAAAAAAGAATATAAAAAAAAGTTACGACAACAACACTTAGTATCAAAAGCCAATGATAATTGGCGCACTTAATTTAAAATTAGTTATTTTTTAAAATAATTATATTTATAAATATTACAATGGTCTAACTTATTTAGATCTTTTTTTGGTTAATGAATACTCACCTTTAATGTGTAGTGACCGAACAACCATAAAACTTCGTTGGAATCAATAATGATTTCATAAATTGGATAAAATAAAAATGGCAAGTAAAAAAGCAAATTCAAATTTATTGAAAGAAGCTATTGCTGATGCTAAAGCTGTAAGGGAAACTGCCCTTAAAAATGCAGAATTAGCTATTCAGGAGGCTTTGACACCAAGGCTACAATCTATAATTTCTCGTAAAATTCAATCCGAAATGGAAAATGACGAAGAAAATATGGATATGGAGGAGGAATTGGATTCAAGTGATATTGGTATGGGCGATAACGTAGAACCTGATCTATACGCTAATACTGAATTAGACCCTGAAACCGATGAGGAAACCGCAGACGTTGGTGAAGAGGACGATAATGTTGAAGTCATTGATGATTTGACAGAAGAAGATGATATGGACGATGTTACAGGTGCGACCCTTGACATTGATGAGGAAGAAGAATATGATGAGGATGAAATGGACTTGGAAGAAATCATCAGAGAGTTAGAAGGTGAATTAGAAGATGCCGATGCCGATATGGATATGGGCGACACTAATTTGGATATGGACGATGATGATGAGGAAATTGAACTTGAAATGGATGATATGGAAGACGATGAAGAAGAAGTATCTGAAGAAGATGAGTTCGATTTAGATGAAATCCTACGTGAAATGGGCTATGGCGATGAGGATTCGGAAGAAATGGCAGAAGAAGAAGAAATGGGCAATACTGAAGAATTAGAAGCTGAATTAGAAGAAGCATATAAAACTATCGGTGTTTTAAAGAAAACAATTAATGAAGTGAATTTGTTAAATGCTAAATTACTTTTTGCAAATAAGGTATTTAGACAATATAATTTGACAAATGAGCAGAAAATTAAAATTGTTGAATCTTTCGACAGAACAAGTTCTGTTAGAGAGGTTAAACTTGTATTCGCTACCATTTCAGAATCTATGAAATTGGCAGGCTCTAAAAAAATGAAAAACTTAACTGAAGGTTTTGCATCAAAGGCAAGCAAGTCTACAGCACCTAAAGGTATTTTAAAAGAAAATGTAGATTTTAGCGTGTCCGAGTTTCAAAGAAGAAACCAGGAATTAGCTGGAATCATTAAAAAAAAATAAGGAGTATTCGATAAATGAAACGTAATTTTGACATTAATAGACTGATGGAGGGTAAAAACCCACAAGCAGTAATGCTTGAACAAACTAGAGGACTGCGTACTAAGTGGTCTAAAACTGGTCTTTTGGAAGGTCTGAAAGAGAGAGAACAACATTCTATGTCTGTTCTGTTGGAGAACCAAGCAAAGCAATTACTTGACGAGGCTACCTCGACTGGTACTGCAACTGGTTCCGAAGAGTGGAGTGGTGTTGCACTTCCGTTGGTAAGACGTATTTTTGGTGAAATCGCTGCAAAAGAATTTGTTTCGGTTCAACCTATGAACTTGCCTTCTGGTCTTATTTTCTACTTGGACTTCAAGTATGGTACTGCTAAGCCAGGTAATCCTGCGTTTGACGGTAAATCTTTATTCGGTGGTAATGGTACTTCCACGTTTAACGGTGACTTTGGTAGAACTAAAGAAGCAGTTAACGGTTTGTACGGTGAAGGACGTTATGGTTATACCGTAAATACGACTGAAACCACTACTGTTGGTACTGTAACTACTGCATCTTGGGTGCAAGTAGGTTTTGATGCAGCACTTTCTGCATCTACTGCTGGTACGGCTCCTACCGACCGCTTAGCTAGAATTGCAATTCCAAAGGCTAATTTCTCTGGTTCTGCAGACTATGAAGCAGCACGTTCGTTCTACTTCTCGTCTTCTGTATTTGCTGCGGCAGATTCGTTCTACCCACAATTTACTTATGCTGATGCAACTAATGTTTATTTCTTTGCTAAAGTAACGAACATTGCATCTGGTTCTGGTACGGTTTTGGTTAAATTCTCCGAGCAACCATTAGATTATGACAGAGGTGACTTCGAAGATCAAGACCCAATTAGAGGTACTGGTGCAACCAACGGATTGAATGATGGTACGGATATCAACATTCCTGAAATCGACCTTGAATTAAGAAGCGAAGCAATCGTTGCTAAGACAAGAAAGTTAAAGGCTGTCTGGACTCCTGAACTTGCCCAAGACTTGAATGCTTACCACTCGATTGACGCTGAAGCTGAATTAACATCTATGTTATCCGAGTACATTTCTTTGGAAATCGACTTGGAAATCCTTGATATGTTAAAGACCAACGCACTGACGACCGAATACTGGTCAACCGTGGTAGGTGAAGAGTACAACCCAAATACGGGTGCTTGGGTAGGTGGTGATTCGTCGCTCGCATACCAAAAGAACACTTGGTACCAAACCCTTGGTGTTAAATTGAACAAAGTATCTAACAAGATTCACCAATTAACACTTCGCGGTGGTGCAAACTTTGTCGTGGCTTCGCCTGACGTATGTACGATTCTGGAGTCGATCCCAGGATTCATTACTAACGCTGACAAAGATGCAATGCAATTTGCAGCTGGTGTAACTTCAATTGGCTCTATGGCTAATAGATACACCGTTTACAAGAACCCATATATGACCTCTAACGAGATCTTAATGGGCTTTAGAGGAAATAACTTCCTTGAGACTGGTGCGGTTTATGCTCCGTATGTACCGCTTATCATGACACCATTGGTGTATGACCCGGCAAACTTTACGCCGCGC